CCTTGGTCTTTCCAAGCTTGGGTTTGTAATTCTAGTCTTTCTGCTTCTCTGTCTATTCCCATTATGAGAAGGGCGAAGAACACCCCAACCATAACAAGGCTTGATAGAATATAAATTTTTGTGTCGTTATTCATAGTGATTAGTCTCTCATTGAGTAGGCGATTGCCTCGCTTGTTGAGTCTTGTTTGTGGGTGAAGTCGCTGATTGTCGCGAAGTCTGTAATTTTGCAACGAGCGATCGCGTCAAGTGTTTCACCCTCGCAAAGTCTTATTCCATCTCTGACGCAACGAGCTTGCAACCAATCTGCCATCTTAGCGAATTGTTTTTTCTCTGCTTCTGCAGTGTTGTAAGCGATAAGAGTTACAGACATTCCCCTCCAAGATAGGAAAGAATATTCTGTTCGCTCTGTGTTACTTGTGAAGCCTGTGAATTTCATTACTTCTCCTCTTACAGGATAGAAGCAACCGATTTCTAATGTATTTTTTGATGTTGTCATAATTATAAGATAGTAAAATTTTTGCGTGTTGTCAACAGTTATTTTACATTATTGTAAAAAACTTCGTGAATCTTTATTTGTTGTTCTTGAGTTAAACCTTTGATAGTTAAAAGCTCAGTAGAGAACTTTGAGACATTGATTTTATGAGATGTCTTGTTAGCATTGCGAGAGAGGAATTTTATTGTTTTTGTTATCATACTATTTAATCTAATGAATTTTTTACTTCTGTCAACTGTTTTTTAAAGTTTTTCGTCTACTTGGTTAGGGTCAAAACTTTCGGAAGAGTCAATCTCTTCATTGCCACAGTGAATAGCAAAGTCAACGCCTGCAGGCAAATCTAATGCGAACCTATAAGCACTGTTCAAACCTTGTCTAGACTTAGGGAAAAAGCGGACATCATATTTAATCTTGCCTTGCTCGTTTGTTTCCATTGTTGAAACTGAATATTCTTTTATTGTTATCATACTAATACAGTAAGAAATTTTTCGTGCGTTGTCAACAACTAATTTAAAAAAAAACAAAATAATTTTCTGCGTGTGTGTGCGTGGCAGGTGGGTAGGGGTAGGCACAAACCCCCCCATTTAATTAAACTTTGACCTTGCCCAAACTCACAGAAACGCGGGGGGAGGGTTTTTTCAATCTCCCAACGAATTTTCAGTATTCCAAATTACTTCGGTGCGAAAAAAATCGGCGGGCTATTTTACCCAGTCTAATTTGTCACTCTTAGCTATGTTATCTAACCTCCATAGTGGTTGGAGATTAGTATAATAATTGGTTCCACCTTTGCTTACTGGCGTGATGTGGTCTATTTCCCAACATTCATTGGGGTCATCTGTAATTGATGTGCCATAATTATCCCAAGACATTTTGGGGGCAAATAATTCTTCAATATATTGTTTAAATTCCAATTTAGTGCATCCAACCTCTTTATTATGGTTAGAATCTAAGGTGTGTAAAAAATCTTTAAGTCTTCTTCTGGTGTTTATCCAAGCTCTAACGTGGGGTTTTGATTTATGTCGTTTTTCTGCAGCTTTGCCAGAATCCGTTTTGCTATAGGCTTTTTGATATACTCTACGTTCCTCAATGTTTTCGAGGTATTTAGTTTTTAAGTTATTTTTATTTTTGGCGTACCAATCTTTGTGATATATCTTCATGTAAGCTTTCATACATAACTTGCAGTATCCACCGCTTTCTTCATGGGGTTCTTTACATTTTGAACAAGGTTTCATTAATTATGCGTTCCAATGGCGGATAACACCAGCTATAATAAAAAAACAAGTCAACCACATAACAAACCTATCAACAGCTCTACCATATAATGCTATCTTTGCTTGTTTAACGGGCAAGATAGGCAAGTCTGGTTTATCCTCATCAGCATCGGCTATGGGGTAATCAATTAGTCTTGCTATTATTTTTTCTAGTTTGTTGTACTTCACGAGTTTTACTCCAATCTATGCCGTCATAGTTGTCTTTGTACTTTTTGTCGTTATAGCCCTTCTTGGGCTCCATACCCTTACCCATCGATTCTATCCTTAATAATTTTTTTTGCTTGTTCTAGGCAATGGGTTCTAGATAGGAATGAGTTTATCGATTTCTCTTCTGTGTGAGATTTATGTCTTTGATATGCCCAAGCGGTTTCACTTATCAGCATTTCTAAGACTGTATCAATTTTTTTGTTTATTTCATCCATAAAAATATATAATAATTCCAAAGCCCCAAAAGTCCAAAAAAAAGAGCCACCCCCGATTAAAAGGATGACTCTGCTCATTTTCTATTTAATTAAGTAGCTTTGCTTCTGCTAGCTTTCCATTTTTCAGAATGCAACTTGTCCCAAGATTTTTGAGCTTGTTCCATACCGATATCATGACCAGCTTTTTCAGATTCAATCCACTTATGCTTTAATACCTCAATACGCTCTAGAGCGATGTTGGCAAGTCGATTGGCTTTTACGTAGGTATCGTTTGATAGTAAAAATACCGCAAACAAACCACTTAGCGCAAAACCAATTACTGTATATGTTAATATTGTCATGACACTATATATTACAGAAAAAATCATGCCATTGTCAACTAAAAGTGTAAATAATTTTAAATGGCAAAGAAAGATGACATAAATCCCAAAGAAGCGCAAGAAATAGTAAAAAAATTCTGTGAGCCCCCATATAATGCAGATCAAATACGCTTAAGGGAAGATGTGCGCCTTATAATTAAGGGAGAGGGCGGAGGATACGAGGAAGAAGACGAAGACGAAGAAGAGGAAGATAACTCCCAACCAAAATCAAGTAGTGATAAAAGTGGAGGCTCTGAAGCCGCAACCGAAACTGCTGGTCAAGCCACTCAAGCTGCTACACAAGCACAGTCAACCACATCTTCGGTTGTGGACAATGTCACCCAATACGCTGGAGAGGTTATTAATAATGTCCAAAGTTTAGGTGCAGCTGGTAGTGTAGCATTTAGCTCCGCTGGATATTTTCAGGCTGAGAGTGTTGTAGATGCGACTGTTGAGGTCGCCGCAATAGTTGAAACAATCGAAGAAGACTATGATCAGACTTTAGGTAACTATTTTGTAGAAACAACAGCTTTATTTATAGAAGAGGTATCAGAAATACAAATCATTGAAAACATACCGATTATTAACACAGTTGTGGAAGCCACCGCAGAAACCTTGCTTGATGTTGCTGATGAGATGGAAACCTTTGAAGAGAGAGAAGTTAGAGAAGAAGTGGAAGAACAAGAAAAAATAGCAGAACAAGAAGCTAAAGCGGAAGCTAAAGCCGAACGCGAAGCGGCGGAAGAAGCCAAAGAAGAACAAAAGGCTGAAGAGCGTGAAGAACGCAAAGCTGAACGAGAAGAGCGTAAAGCAGAAAAAGAAGCTGCAAAAAAAGCTGAAGCCGAAGAAGCAGAAGAAGAGGCAGAGGAGGAATCCGAAACCGAAGAGTCTGAGGAAGTAGAAGAGCAAGAAGAGGAATCCGAGGAGCAGGAGGAAGAATCAGAAGAGCCCGAAGAAGAAGCCGAAGAGTCTGAGGTAGAAGAAGTTTCAGAAGAAGAGATTCCTGAAGAAGAAATAGAAGAAACTGAAACCGAAGAGGTGGAAGAGGTCGAAGAAGCTGAAGCAGACGAAATGCCTATTGAAAACGATGTGGCAGAAGAAATTAAACCTAATAGCGAAATAACAGAAGATTTCTTTGAGAATTTTCCAAAAACCTCAAACGATGATACAACAGTCGTATCTCCGACAAATTAGTGTAAACATATTTATGGAATTAGATTTTTCAGAACAAATTAAAAGCAACGCCAGTCTTTGGGAAAATATTCGTAAAAAGAAAGAGCGCATCAAAAGGGGATCTCCAGAAAAGATGCGTAAAGTTGGAGATAAAGGCGCGCCTACTAAAGAACAAATAGAAAGAGCTAAAGGAGAAAACAAAAGAACTCCAGAAAAAAAACAAGACGGCACAAAACGCCCGAAATCTGAGCATTCAGATCTATACACAGATGAAAATCCGAAAGGGACAATTAAAGGGCTCGGCTTTACGGACGCCGAATCAGCTCGTAAAAGCGTTAATATTATAGAGAAATCTAGCAAGCCTCACAAACATAAAGTGCAGGCCACGATGGCTATGGAGCAAAGATCTCGCTTCGCCGCTAAAAATGCAAAAGACTCAGAAAAAAAGAAAAAACTTTTACAGGCCAATAAAATTTATAAAGCATATTTAGAAAAACTAAAAAAGAGAACACAAGAAGGTGTAAATAAGTAAAATGATAGAAGAGATCTTATCAAAGTCCAGCGGGGAATTATTTAAGATGGGTTTGTCTGCAGTAGGCATAACTTGTATGATCTTACATATTTTACCTAAAAGCGGAAAGAAATCGGGCTTCTTCGCATTTCTAGAAAATATTTTAAAATTTGTAAAAATGAAACGATGAAAACTATAATTACTACCCTCCTATACGCTATTACCACACTTTCCTCTTATGCAGCAGTCATACTGTCAGATGTTAGTTATGATATCAATATCCAATTTGAAGAAGACAAATATGTCGAAGATTGGAGTTACGTGCCAGCAGCAAAAACTTATTATGAAGTTTTAGAAGTTACGGCAGAAAAAGCAGGCACTTATAATTTTTACAACTACAATAGTGAGTTGTATGGGTTATTGGGCCCAACTGTAGATACACAATTATTAATTTACGATGTAGCTCCAGATTTTATTATTATAGATGGCCCTTGGGCTTTTAATAACGGCCCTGGAGCAGGCTTTGGCGGAGGACAAGAAAACGTTAGTTTCTCGCCATCTGATATTGGTTTAATAGAATTAGAAAACGATATTACGTTAGATCAGCCACTTGTACAAACAGAGCAACCAAACAATGGTATTTTCGGAAACGAAGCGTTTGATGCATCAATTACATTTTCCGCTGGTCAGTCTTATACGATTGTATTTTCTTCTTTCCAGCCAGATGCATTTGGTTCAATGAATGTAGAAATACACGGCCCAAGTGAACTTGGAATATCAGCTATACCAGAACCAGGAACATACGTTCTATTAGCTGGTTTCGCAGCATTTTTATTTGTAGCAATCAAAAAACGTAAATAAGTGTAAATACACTTATGGCATCGCAAGGTTCGCACGATACAAAAATTATTTTAGGTAGTAAGGGTACTGGAAATCAACTAGAAGTAGATTCCAATGGTGTCCCTTCAAATCGAAATCTTGGATTTAAAGCAACCTTTACAGCGGGCACTACCTTTACTGGACTTAATGGATTTTACACAGGCGCTGGGAGTCTTTGGCGACAAAGCGGATTCAAAGATAGCGATAATCAACTCAATGGGCAATTTTCCCACGCTGCTGATGCGGGAAGTTGGGTTTTTAACGAATCTAGTCATACTGATAATATAGGAGGTCCTCCACTTGTAGACTTACTTTCATCTTCAACGACAGCAATAAATTCTTTATATCCTTGGAACTGCAAATATGGTTTTGGTCCATTACTTCCTGATGGACAACCTATAATATTTGAATTACCAGAAACCTTATTGACTGGAATACAAAACATTTCCTTCAGCCAAGAAGTGCAAGAAGCTCCAATTCAAGTATTGGGTGGTCTATCCGCTCCTGTGCCACAGGGTCCAACTACTACAAAAGTAAGCATAGATAAAGTTTTACTAAATAAAGATTATATGTTGACACTGACTGGATCTACTGGGCTTTTCGGTCAGTTTATTTATGGAGACAATATTTTAGATTTTGAAAATGCCGTTATGGATGGATTTACTGTTTCGGCAACAATTGGAGAGGTCCCTCAAATAGCTTTTGAACTAAGTGTTTATGGAGATCTAAGTGGTTCTAATCACAGCAGGTTACCTAGAGCTTTAAAAGACAGTAAAATATCATCAGTTACTCAAAGTGGCATAAGCGTTGTTTTTGATAAAAAAATCGAAAATGCAGTTCAGTCTTTTAATTTTACGGAAAATTATCAATGGCAACCGTCTTATAAAATAGGACAGGTTGGGCCATGTAATGTTGAATTAGTTAGCTATGCGTCGCAAGAAGCAAATATATCAATAGAGGTAGAAGACTATACATTTGAAAATAATTATTCGTTTTCAGATCTAACATCAGCGAAAAACAGAGATAGAAATATATCTTTTACATTAACTAACAAAAATGGAGATAGCAATGAGTTCATAATGAAAAACGCATCTCTCGTGGCTGAAAACATATCTGCAGGGGTTGGAAATACCGTAGTAGCAAATTTAACATATAGAGGATCCAAAACAATACGATTAGGTAACAATCCGCAAATTGTTTATCGAGAATCTATTCAAGGTAATGAATAATAAAAAAAAAGTGTAATAATAATATATGGCGTCTACAAACTTTAACAATTTACCAGTATATTTAACCAAGCCAAACACAGCAGGTTCGCCTGCATTGAACGAAGATAGTTCTCGTAAAGCGTTTGCGCAGCAAGTTCAATTTAATTATACACCAAGTCTTTCGACAACTAGATTGTTAGGAGCATCGGCACGTAGAAAAAATGTGGTAATGACTGGGCCTCCAAATTTAAGCATATCGTTCAGTTGTTTGTTGCAATCTAGTGGTTACAGTAATGAAACAGCAAGAAGAGACGTACAGGAATTTAACCCATTTGATTACACAGGAGAGCAAGGAGCTGGCTGTGGTATAACAATTGGACACGAGTCTAATGGCATAACTTTAACTGGTTGTTTTTTAACTAGCCTTAGTCTTTCAATTTCGCCCTACGCACCAGTTGTTGCTAATTGTGACTTCGCTTGTTATGATGTACCTAATATAACTACAGCGGTTTTAGGGAATGGTGGCAAACTAACTGCATTAGCTGATGCTAGCAATCATGCAAGCCCCAGAGATTTTGACGTAACTGGTTTGGTTCATGGAATTTATTCCACTTTTACTGGATACGTAGATCATGCATTAGATTTCGAATCGGTAGGTTATAATTATAGCGCATCATACACGCCAGTTTACAAAATGGGGGAATTTACGCCAGACGTTCATTTCACAACCGCAGAACAATCTCTTCAAGTACAAGCAGATAATACTGCTGGCTTATCACCCGTAACTGGATTAGCAGTAAGACCAAGTATTGAACTAAGAAGCTCTAGTGATCCTTTTAAGAAAATAATATTTGATGGCGTGCTTAATGGAGAAAACGTTTCTATAACTGCTGGTGATTTAGCTAGAGCCCAGCTTAACATAACCGAACCACTTAAATAATTTTTTATTTAAAAATGTGTAACTAAATTTACTATATAGATATGGTTAAGTTTTGTTCTGAATGTGGTGCTAAAGCTGAATATAAATTCAGCCCCCCTAAATTTTGCTCAAGTTGCGGAGCTCCAATGGGAGTGGCTCAAGTAAATGAGTCTCAACCACTTGATAGAAGCGTGCAGTCTTCAGCAAAAATTGTAGCTATTAATGACAGCGAAACGGACGCGGAGTTCGTTCCAAAAATTAATAAATTAGAATATGAAATAGATACTCTAGGAAGTCAATATAATCATACTATAGGTTCTCTCGGTGGCAAATCACCAATGTCTAAGAGGCAATCTAATACGAGAGATATTGACGATCCTAGATAAATGTACAGCTTTGAAGACAAAATACGAGAGATAGAAACAGCTCTCGAAAAAAAAAGAAACAAGTGGGATTTAGACGCTGTTCCTTCTGTTGACTACGATGATATAAAGCAAATCATCATGACCCACATTTATAAGAAGTGGCATATGTGGGATCAAACTAAAGCTGTAGAGCCTTGGTTAAGTCGAGTGGTTTCAAATCAATTTAAAAATTTATTGAGAAATCATTATGGTAATTATGCCAGACCATGTTTAAAATGCCAACACAANATGGGTGGGACTTCTTGCGATAAAAATCGCAGTGGTGTGCAAGAAAATTCTTGCGCAGAATACGCAGACTGGGAAAAAAGAAAAAAATCAGCATACGACATAAAATTAGCAGTAACAATAGAAAACCACACAAACGAAGTACAAGAAAGACAAGACGATAACATTGATCTAGAAGAAGCAACTGAAAAGCTATCTAAAGAATTAAAACCGCAATTAACAGTAAAACAATACACGGCTTTTAGAATGTTATTTATAGAAAACCACACAGAAGAAAAAGTCGCTAACTATCTTGGATACAAAACCACAGAAAGAAGAAGGTCCGCTGGATACAAGCAGATTAAAAACTTAAAAAAAATATTTCAAGAAAAAGTAAGAGAAATACTTGAAAACAAAGATATAGTATGAATGAATTAACAGAAGATCAAAAAAAGAATATTATAGAGGAGTTTAAGAAAAACCCAAATATAATAGACATAACTAAAAAAATTTTTGAAAACGAAAACTTAGACGGTAGGTCTAAGGAAGGTAGGTCTGTAACTAAATTTCTAGCAGAAAACGGATTAAAAACAAAAACCACAAAACACAATAAATTAGAAGCTATTGTACTAAACGACAAGCAAAAACAGATAATCGAAGAAAGGCACAGCGATACTTGGTCGTCCCTACAGATAGCGAAAGAATTATTTGGCAACGATATTAAAAATTTAAGCAAGGAGCAAAGAACTGTGCACGAGTACACTTTAACTTTAGACGACATCGAACCCACAACAGAAGAAAGTTTTAATTATGCTGCTCCACACGCTATATCTAGGATTATAAAAAAAATAAACGATTCGACTGGATACGGGCTAGAAGAAAATAAAATGTCTAGACATCAAAGAGCGTGTTGCGAAAGATTGAGAATTAATTTAAACAATTCAAGATTTGTCGCTATTGTCAACAATTATAACAACCCTAGAGATAGGGAGCTGTTCGAGCAGGAATTTATTCGTTTAACTTGGGACAAACCAGACTTAAGCGCTGATGAAATAAATCTTTATATGAATGTAGCAAAAGAGATAATTAACTTAGAGTTGATCACCTCTCACCTACAAAAACTAAACGATATGTTTGAATCGGCAGACGATCAAGATGAAATGACTGTAAGGCTTGCAGAAATTATAAAAGCCAAAAGTGCCGAATACCATCAGTGCGAAAGTAGGATAGAGAACCTCACTAAAAAACTACAAGGAGATCGTGGAGAAAGGATGAAAAATAGGCAAAAAGAAACTGCTTCGTTTTTGTCTATTGTCCAATTGTTTCAAGAAGAAGAAGAAAGAAAGAACATGGTGCGCATAACGGAAATGCAAAAAGAATTAATAAAAGATGAAGCTAAAAAACTAGAGGGTATGGCTGCATGGAAAGCTAGAGTCTTGGGTATAGGTATAGAAGATGTCTTATAAATGTAAAGAATGTGACGCCGAGTTTGATTCGGAAAGAAGTCTGCATACGCATATTAAAAAACATAATATGTATCTTGGAGATTACTATGTTAAGAATTATCCTAGACGGAACAAATTAACTGGAGATTTAATTCAATTCAAGAACAAAGAGCAATATTTTAATACAGACTTTTCGACTAGAGCTCAATTAGCTAAATGGTGCGAGCAATCTGAACCAAAAGAAGTTTGTCAATACATATCTGACGTTTTGCGTAAAAGAACAATTGACAAGGGTTGGAAGCATGCACCTTTTCATATAGAATTGCAAAAAGAAAAACTACCTACTATAGATGTGTATAGAAAGCATTTTGATAGTTATAAGAACGCTTGTATTCAAGCAAAGGTCAAACCACTGTTTACCAAAAAACTTTCAGAAAAATTTTTTAAAACTTTTGACGTTAATGTTTTTGTAGACACAAGAGAGCAAAAACCTTTATCGTTTAAGAAGTCTGAAATGGTTAAATTAGATTTTGGCGATTATACTTTATCTGGGNATGATTTCACGAATACTTTTGTAGACAGGAAAAGCGCTACAGATTTTATTGGCACTTTCGGATCTGGCTTTGATAGATTCAGNAGGGAAATGAACAGATGCGTGGATACGGATTCTTATATGTACATAGTCGTAGAAAAATCAATAAAAAAAATATATAAGGATTATTTTCCTGGTAAAAAAATAACAACGCTCAACTGGGCGTTTTCAAACCTAGTAAAACTTCAGCACGAGTTCCCTAGGAATTGTCAGTTTGTATTTACCGAAAATAGAGAGCAAAGTGAATTAATAATTCCAAAATTATTGGCGTTAGGTAAAGAGCTTTGGGAAACAGATATTCAATATTATATAGATTGTCAAGATGTCTTGGGAGAAAGGTAATCAAAAGCCTCTTAAAAAAGAGGATGTAAATAAACAAGTCTTAGAACTCGAGGGATACCTTGATGATAATAAGGCTAAATATTGGTTGTACAAATTTCTAAAAGAGAATATAACATTCACTACTGAGCTTTTAACAGGCATAGAACTGTTTCCATTTCAACACATGGCAGTTAAGGCTATGATGGAGAACGACTACTTCCTAGGCATATGGTCTCGTGGTATGTCAAAATCCTTTTCTACGGGTATTTTCGCCCTTCTAGACGCATCTCTGAATCAAGGCGTGCACATAGGAATCATATCCAAGTCTTTTAGGCAGTCTAAAATGATTTTTAGAAAGATTGAAGATATAGCTGCAGATAAAAAAGCAGAGCTGTTTCAACAGTGTATAGGTAAGGTTACTAAATCTAATGATGAATGGTCTATGCAAATAGGTAAGAGTCGTATTACTGCCTTGCCTCTTGGTGATGGTGAAAAACTTCGTGGTTTTCGTTTCCAAAGAATTATTGTTGATGAGTTACTTTTGATGCCAGAGAAAATTTATAACGAGGTTATCATGCCATTCTTGGCTGTTGTGGAAAACCCAACAGAAAGACAAAAAATAAGAGATGCTGAAGATCAAATGATTAAGGCTGGTAAAATGAATGAAGAAGAAAGGACTGAATGGCCAAGTAATAAAATGATAGGGCTTTCATCTGCATCTTACAAATTCGAGTATCTCTACAAACTTTATCAAGCTTATGAGAATATGATTTTTAATCCAGGAGCAAAGAATCAAGGTAGGAGATGTATAATGCAGTTTTCTTATGATGCAGCTCCGAAAGCTTTGTATGACGAAAATTTAATTACACAAGCTAAAGGTTCAATGAGTCAATCTCAGATTGATAGGGAGTTTAACGCTATATTTACTGATGATAGCGCTGGTTATTTTAAAATTAGTAAAATGACTGATTGCACTATTGTTGATGGAGAATCTCCAGCTGTAGAGGTTGCTGGCGATCCAGATGCAGAATACATTATGGCATTTGACCCTTCTTGGTCTGAATCTGAAACCTCTGATGATTTTGCCATACAGGTAATAAAATTAATGCCAGAGCAGAAGAAAGGTGTAGTTGTGCACAGTTACGCTTTACCAGGAACCAATTTAAAGAAACACATAATATATTTTAAATATTTAATAGATCACTTTAATATAATAATGGTGGTAGGAGACTACAATGGTGGAGTGCAGTTCTTGAACTCATGTAACGAAAGCGACATATTTAAAAGAGATAAATTAAACATAGGTTGTTTTGATGCTGATTTCATACACCCACAGAATTATACAGCTGATTTAAAAGAGGCTAGAAGACAATACAATAGATCTAGCAATGTTATATGTAACTTGAGAAAGCCTACGTCTCAGTGGATAAGAACTTCAAATGAAATGCTACAAACATCGTTTGATAGAAAAAAACTTTATTTTGCTGCAACAGCTATGGACGACAATTACTCACTACAAAAATCAAAAAAAATACCAATAAAAGATTTAAAGTTTTCTAAGTATGAAGATGAAAAAAATGTTGGCGCCAAGATGATTGAATTTATAGAGCATCAGAAAGATATGCTAGACTTAACAAAAGCAGAATGTGCACTTGTGCAAGTATCAACCTCTGCTGGAGGCACACAAAGTTTTGACCTACCTCCAAATTTAAAAAGGCAAAAAGGCGCAGATAGACCAAGAAAGGATTCTTATTCCGCTATAATACTGGGAAACTGGGGAATGCACATATATTATGACATGATGAACATCCCAAAAGAAAGTAATGTTGGGTTTACTCCAATGTTTATTAATTAAAGTTGTCAAAGTTACTTTAACTTTGTGTAAAGAACTTTATAATAAAACTATATGGCTAGAAAATATACAAAAAAATCAAACTACTGGGAGAAATTCAATAAGCAAGCACCTCAAATATCCCAAGCGCAAGAGAATGTTGAACCAGCTGCAATGGGTGAGTCTTATTTTGTTTCAGAAGCGTCTTATAATAGAAGTGGTGGATCTGGTGGGTCCACAAGCACAAGGATAAACAGATCTGCAGTAGCAAATACTGCTAATAAATTTAGTCAAATAAGAGGTGGTTTGTTGCCTTATGAGCTTTCAACTGACGGGGTTAATGTTAGAGATGCAATCGAACTTTGCCAAAAAGCTTATGCCAATGTTCCTATTTTTAGAAATACCATAGATATGATGTCTGAGTTTGCAAATTCAGAATTATATTTAGAAGGTGGCAACGCTAGCTCTAGACACTTTTTTGATAAACTTTTTGATAGAATTAAAATATGGGATCTAAAAGATCAATACTTCAGAGAGTATTACAGGAGTGGTAATATATTTTTGTATCGTATAGATGGAGAATTTAAACTAGAAGATTTTAAGAAAATATCTAAAACAGTGTCCGAGTTACCTGCTAAAAACAAATTCCCTTTAAAATACATACTGCTTAACCCTTTTGAAATTGTAGCCAAAAGAAGCACGGTTTTTAGTACAAAAGATGGAGCTTACGCAAAAATACTTTCTGAATTCGATATGGAAAGATTAGCTAATCCTAAGAATGATTACGACAAAGAAGTATTTGATGCGCTAGAACCAGAAACCAAAAAACTAATTAAAGAAGGAGCGTATTTCAAAGATGGTTTAAAAATTAATTTAGAAAACGAAAGAATAGCCTATAGTTTTTACAAGAAGCAAGATTACGAGCCATTCGCAATACCTTTTGGATACCCAGTCTTAGAAGACATAAACGCCAAAATGGAAATGAAGAAAATGGACCAAGCAATCATGAGAACTGTAGAGAATGTGATCCTTATGATAACTATGGGCACAGATCCAGAAAAGGGAGGCATAAATCACAACAACGTCAAAGCTATGCAAACTTTGTTTCAAAATGAATCAGTAGGACGCGTACTTGTTTCTGACTACACAACAAAAGCTGATTTCGTTATTCCAGACATTAACAAGGTAGTTGGAGCTCAAAAATATGAGGTAATCAATAAAGATATTAAAGAAGGTTTGCAAAACATTATCCTTAACGATGACAAATATAATGGAGCACAAATAAAAGCTAGAGTTTTCTTAGACAGGTTAAAAGAAGCTAGAGAGGCATTTATCAATGATTTCTTACAGCCAGAAATAAGAAGGATAGCAAAAGATTTAGGTTTCAGATCATACCCAACTGTAAAATTTAAAGATATTGATCTAAGGGATGAAGTCCAATTGATGAGAGTGGCTACAAGATTAATGGAACTGGGTATATTAACAGCAGAGCAAGGTATGGAAATCATGCAAACTGGAAGGTTCCCTGGATCTGATGAATTAGATAAAGCTCAAGGAAAATTTGTAGAGCAAAGGAAGAAAGGATATTTTAATCCAATAGTTGGTGGTATACCAATGATTGAAGACGAAGACCCGAATCCAAGTGAACCAGTCGATGAACAAAAAGTACCTGGACAGCCAGGAAGACCAATGGATACAACCGAGGCACACGGCACTCTTTCTAGGGATGCTATACAAACCACAATATACGAAGTAGAAGCTTTGCACTCATTAGCCAGCAAAGAAATGCGTGAAAAACTAAACAAAAAAAGGTTAAATAAACAGCAAAAAGAAATGCTGGACAAACTATGCGAATCAGTGGTCTGCAGTAGCGAAAAAGAAAATTGGACAAGTATGATGATTTCTTGTGTAAATGACTTTAGTAATATAGAGAAACTAAATATTTTAAATGAAATTTATGACGTTTCAGATTCTCATCAACTAGAAATTTATCCATCAGCAATTTTATACCATTCAAATGAAAAAAATCAATAATCCATTACAAGCAAACGTCGATCGATCAAACGGAGACATCGAAATTTCTATAGCTAAAAAATATTCTGAAAAAGAAGAAGCTACATATAAGTCATTTATGTCGGTTTGCGCAATGCAAGATAAAGATTTAGTTGACACTTCTGCGATGGACGATGATCAAACAATGAAAGCGTGTGGCATGCAATACGATAAAATGAGAGCCATGATAAATGAAGTTGGTAAAGGAGGTTTAACCGATAAACAAAAAAAATTACCCCCAGCTCTTCAAAAAGCTATTTTAAATAAAATGAAAAAGGATGGCAAAATCTCCAAGGAAGAAGAAGAAGCGGAGGCAAAATTACTTTCAAAGGATGATCAATCTAAAAAAGAAGTCGGACCAGAAGGCGAAATGAAGGTTGTCGAAAATCCAAAAGAACCAAAAGTTTCTAAGGCCGCACACGAACTGCCAGCAGATGCTAAAAAAAAGCTAGCTAAAATAGCAAGCGAATTAGATAGTGCCGTAAAAATGCACACAAGCCAAGCAGAACGTCTCAGAGATATGCTGTAAAAATGCCTGACTATAAATACACAACTGCTTTTGATTTTGAAGTTAAGGCCTGCAGAGAAATTGCAGGCATTGACATTTCTAAGGCTAATATAGCAAATCTAAAATCATTAATACCCACAAACGTCGATTTAGATAAAAATATCGATCTAATGGGAGTTGCATTTAACGCTGCAGTTGTTAACGAATTTAATAAAAATGGAGATGGCATTAGCACAAAAACAGCTATCGATTCTGTACAACAATTTGTACATAAACCCACAAACATAGAACACAATAAGAAAAAAATTGTAGGTCATATAGTCAATGCTGGCTTCAGTGATTATTCTGATAGTTCAATCATTGTTAATGTAGACGAGAATGAAACAAACCCTTTTAACATAGCTTTAGGTGCAGTTGTATATAAAACTGTTGATAAGGAATTTTTTGAAACTTTAGAAAAAAGTACAGACCCAAAAAACAAATTGCACAACGCTGTTTCTGCTAGTTGGGAAGTCGGATTTAGTGATTATAAAATTGCTGTAGGTAGTAAAAATTTAAAAGAAGCAGAAATAATTTCAGACCCAAATCAAATAATGGAAATGAAAGCTAGACTAAAAGCTTTCGGTGGGAAAGGAACCATGGATGACGGAACTCCTTTGTATAGATTAATTGTCGGCAATGTATACCCCTTAGGTATAGGTTTTACAATGAAACCAGCCGCAAATGTAAAGGGAGTAATATCAAATCAGAGAGAAAATTTAGAAGAAAAAAAAGAAGAAACTAAAGCTATAGTCTTGAATGAAAATGTGGAGCAAAGCAAGCAGTTAGAAAAAATAGCTGCCAAAATTTCACAAAATTTAAAAAAGACTGTAAACAATAACAATATTATGGACATAGAAAACCTATTATCAGAACTCAAGAGCGATCTTCAAGAGAAGAAATTTTCTCAAGAAGCTATCGCAGGCATGACATCAACTTTTGCTGATGCCATTAAAACCAAAGACGAAGAGTACAAAACTTCTCTTGAGGCTGCGGAAACTGAGAAGGCCGACATCGCAAAAGCGAACGAAGATCTTAAGAGTTCTGTAGAATCAATTAAAGAAGAGTTAAAAGCTGCTCAAGAACGCATTACAGAGTTTGAACAAGCTAAAGCTGCTGAAGAAGCAGTCGCTTCATTTAACTCCCGTATGGAAGAAATTGATTCAATTTACGATTTAGAAGAAAGTGATTCTTCATTCATAGCTGAAAAATTAAAAGGTCTCGACCAATCAGAAGAAGCATTTGCTTCTCTTAAGTCAGAGCTAGAAGTTTTTTGGTCATCAAAGAATAAAGAAGCTAAAGCAAAATTCGAAAGTGAAATTCAAGCTCGCGTAGACGAAGAAGTTACTAAACGCCTTAGTGGTGCAGAAGTAGCAGAAGCTTCAGAAGACGCAGATTTGGAAGACGCTTTAGACAATGCAGAAGCAACTACTTCTGAAATCCCAAACAATAACGAAGCACAAGCTTCATCTAATCAAACTTTAAAAGAAAAATTTGCAGCTGCATTCAGCCGTGAAAACATCTTAAAATAACAAAATAATTAAAATTTATTATGGCACTTAGATTATTACCATTCAGACAATATGACGAAAACGACGTAGTTAACCTATTCGCTTTCGATCCAGCCGTTGCCCTCGACGCTACTACAGACGACGGGCAGGCTTCGCAAGGTAGTATCGTGAAAGTATCAAAAGGCAATTTCAATGAAGATCTTATTACATATGGCTCAAACAGCTATCTTGGTAAGACTGATTACCCTTTTGTTGGTTCCGATATGTATCCTACTCAATCATCATTACTTATTACAGGTTGTGGAGTAAGTGATTCCAAAGGATCAGTCCTTGGTGTTACTCTTAACCAAACTGCTAAGAATGACGAAAACGGAGAGAAATTACTCTATAACGTAACTAAGAAAGAAGAGCTTCAAGCTGTTCTTCCTGGACAAACAGTTCCTGTAGCAACTAAAGGTATCTTTACTTTTGGTGGAGGCGCTTTTGACCAGACTAACACATCTTTCGTAGTTGGAGCTGGTGTCGGAACCGCAGCAAATGGTCAAATCACTGGTTTGACACTTGGTGTTACTGGTCAAGACAATACTGATCGAGTGATCGGAATGGTTCTTGGAACTGGATCTAGAGTTTCTCGTGGAACTACAGACCAATTTGCTGGTAAATACGTCGTCGTTAAACTTGGATAATTAAAAGAGAAAATTTATATATGAAAATTACTTTAAAAAACACTCCAGAACAAGTCGAGCTTATTAAAGCAATGGCTTCACGCAATCGTTCGGTTGCTTTCGAAGCTCAAACTGCTTTAGCTGAGTTTATCGGACCTGTATTAGCAGAGGTTGTAAATAATGCTCCCGCATTATCCAATCTTTTCACATCACTTCAGTACAATGCTGATGATAACCCTTCTATTCCATTAGATCTATATCACGATATTTCTGATGAGGATTACGTACAGGTTTATTCTCAATCACGTGCTGGTGGTTTGCCAACTTCAGAAGTTCTTCCAACATCTTCAGAGTTAAAACTTGCTACTTATTCACTTGATACAGCAGTTAGCTTCGATCGTCGCTATGCAGCTAAATCACGTATGGATGTTGTCGCAAAAACAATGACTCGTGTTGCTCAAGAAATTCTTTTGAAACAAAACACAATTTCAGCTAACGTTATCATGAAAGCTGTTGCAAATGCAACAACTAACAGTGTAGCCCACATTGAGGAATCATCTGCAGTTAAACGTTTTGTTCTTGCAGACCTTAATCGTATGATTACCCGTTCTAAGAGAATCGGAGCATCATTTGTTGGTGGTACTCCAGACGTACGCAGCGGTAAAGGTGTTACAGATATTATCTGTTCTCCAGAAATCGTTGAAGAGTTAAGAGCTATTGCTTACAACCCGATTTCAACTAAAGCAGCTCCTATCGCTTCAGCTTTATTGACTTCTAACAATGCTCCAGACTTCATTGCAGAACAAGCATTTAATGCTGCTGGAGCTCCAGAGTTCTATGGCATTAATGTTATCGAGCTTAATGAAATGGGAGGTAGTGGACTTGGTTCAGCTTCACAAAAATTCAACAACATCTTCGTAGCAGAGCAAAGCGGAAACGTAGCTCTTGCTGGTGGTGGCTCAGGCGACCAAGCTGCTGCTGGTGATGATGAATTAGTTCTAGGTATCGACCGCTCACGCGAATCATTGATTCGTCCTGTAGCAGTTGACGCTGAAAACGGAGCAGAGTTCAACTTAATTGCTGATGATCAATATAGCATCCGTCAAAACAAAATTGGTTACTTCGGTTCACTCGAAGAAGGCCGTGTAGTTCTTGACAATCGTGCATTAATTGGTACGTTGGTTATGGGAGCCTAATAAAGCCTCATACAAGTTTAAAATTTGGGTCACTCTTCGGAGTGGCCCTTTTTTTTTGAAAAAGTGTAAATAAAGTTATAATAACTTATGGAAGATAATAAAAACACAGAATTACCAGAGGCACCAAAACCTCTTTCTGCAGAAGCTATAGCTCGAATGGCGGAAAAAATAGAAAAAGAAATTGATCAAAAAAAAACTACAGAGGACTTAGATCAGAATCTAGAGGAACTAGAAGAATCAAACGGAAAGGATGCTTCGGAAGAAGTAGATTTAGGAGACCTTGAATATGCAGATGGCAAAGAAAGGGATGAAGTAGATTTAATCGAAGAAGAAGAAAAGATCTACGGCATAGATATATTAAGCCCTTTTAAAACAGCAGATAGAAAAGTTTTAAATAGAAGACTTGAATCAATGACCGCAAATCAAAAACGATCATTGTGTGAAAGGGTCGGCGGACGAGTAGTATCTACAGAAGATCAATTAGATACAGAATTAAATAGAACTTTTAATGACTGGTTGTCGCTAAACGGATCGTTTCAAACAACAGCCTCAAAAAAAGCAGAAAAAGGAGCAAGATCAAAAGCTTTTGAGGGCTCTGAAAGTGTAAAAGGTTTAGAAGAGAAGCTTAAATCTAAAACATTATCAGACCTTCAGGCTACAGCAGCTCGTTTAGGTTTTAATCCTGGTTTTGATAAAGATAGGCTTGTAACACTAATTAAGCAAGAATACCAAAGACAAAATTAACATGGCTTTATATGGAAATATAAGTGGTTTAGCGAATGACATATTCGTAAATGAACTTGACTCAACTGGAGTTACTTTTACTTCCGTATCTGGATGGCTTAATGAAAACATAGGAATGTTAAATACATACCTATATACAAGTTTTTCTGGTAGTGACGGACAAGTGTCTGGAATGGGCTTAGAAGAGCGCGACATATACAAAGAGATGTATCTGTACCATTACTACACAAAACAAGCCAGAAACACTCTTAGGGGCATTGTAAACGATACCAATGGTAATATCGTAAGCGTAAGAGACGGCGACAACAGTATAAACTTTGTAAACAAAAACGAAGTATCTAAAACATACAAAGGATTCGCAAGAGATTCTTACGAAAAAATGCTCAGAATGAGTCAAAGCTACAATAGCTACAATGCAGCCCCAAGACAAGTTGGTGGCATAGAATCTTCACTACCTACAGGTAGAGGTTATTAATTAACAAACACTTTCGATTGCAAAGCATTAATAATGTGCGCAAAAAAAAAGCCACTCATTAGAGTGGCTTTTCGTTTGTAAAGGTTAGGGATTATTGTGAATCTCCGTCTCCATCGAACGCTCCAGTAAACATATCTGTTGGTGTTGCGAATGCTATATCGTTGTCTTTTTGGAAATTTCCAGAGAACAAAACGTTATTAGTAGTATCAATTGGTCCACCAATTTGTGTTGAGAATGTTAAATCAACTGTTTTGTTAGATCCAATACTTGAACTAAATGATTCTGAATCTAATTTAGCATTAATGATTTTGAAAGAAGCTTGAGCTGTTGATGTGCTTCCAGGCTCAAAGAAACTAACTTGACAGTCAACACCAGCTTGGTTATCGATAATTGTTGTAAGATTTCTAGCTGTTGTTTCACCTACGATAGCGCTAACACTGAATGAAGCATTAACTGGGAAATCAACTACTCGAGCAAATGGGAATTTAGAACCAAGTCTTTCGATTGGGCTTCTGCTTAATCCTACGTTAAGTGAAACACTTTGAACGTGAGCAGAACCAGCACCAGTTAATTGAACTATAGGTCCATTATCTACATTGGCTCCATCATTGAGTGCAGCATTTCCAAAAGTAACTTTAACATCTCCAGGACGAAGCGCTGTAATTGATGATGAAGTACCAGTTGTTAAAGGAGGTAACATAACTACTGGATTAGCATGTAATGAAGTTCCTAATTCTTGGTTAACTCCTGGAGTAAGGATTCCAGATAAACCAGAATGTTGTACGGTAACAGCACCCCCAAGACTCGCTTGCCGACCAGCATGAACACCAGTTAAGCTACCAGAAATACCTTCGGATTGAGCTCTAATGTTAACGCCTTCCATACTAACTGAAGCGGTAGGTATAGAACCCACAGATGCATCAATTGTATAATCAGAAACATACATATTACCTAATGAAATAATTGAGGTAGGTGTAGAATTTGATTGATTGGCATCAGTACCATCAGCAGAAGTCACAATATAAACATTTTGACCAGATGAAGAGACTAAGTGTCCAGACGCAAAACCCACAGAGAATGCATCATTCGCTGAGAATTTTAACGCTTGTTCGTTAAATCCATTTGTTAAATAATATGTCATATCGAATGACACAGTTGGCGCTTCCAGCACGACTGAATCAATACGCGCCAATTGTCCATATTGATTAATGTCTTGACGCGAAATATTAAACGAATAATTCGCGGATTGAACTCTTTCAAGTTGCACGTGATCAAACGCACCCGTAGAGGATGCGTCTTCTGATATGTACAGAGCTTCTGATTGATAAATTACTCGATTTCTACTACTCATAATATTTTAATAGTCTTTACAGTTAATTTGTTTAAATGTGAAATTATAGTCTTGGGAATCTATGTTGGTGAACTTCAAAGTCAATAAATCCAATTTTTAAGCTACCTATGGATTGTTTTTTTGCTTGATCAGAAAGTTTAGAAACAACAACATCATCTATATACATTTGACCATTTCCTATACTGTCTTTTAAGGTGTCGTAATTGTAGCTACCTCCATCTAAATCTCCGTATTCTGTTGCTGGATGACCACTAAATGGTATGACGTCTATATTGCTTCTTGTTGAATCAGCGAATATGGATAGTATGCCATCCAAACTATAAGAGTCTTCTGCCATCACAACAGCTTTAATTGAAATTCTAGTTTCGTCTTCCCCGCCAAATGCAAATGGAGCATTGTTCACCGATTCATTATTTATAAAAACTGCGGGAACGACTTGATCGTATGGTTTGATACCTGTGTTTAAATCGCTTCCATACCTACTGTTTGATACAAATTTACTTTCCAAAATCAAATCTTCTTCTGTTTCATTTGTTAAATAAACATTAAAATCTTTTACTGCAAATGTCCCAGTAATAACTTTGTCTGTCCCCAGATGATTTCCAGTATCTATAACTCTACCGTTTTCAAAATCAAAAACTAAACTTTGACTTCTGCCACTTGGGGTAGAGGAGTCACCTACAAAAACTCCATCGACAACATTTGTAATCGATGAATCATTAACCCATTGTTTATAAGGACTGGCGTAAACATTGTATGTATCTGGCAACCTTGTATCATTAAAATATTGAAGTGTCCCAGTTTTGCTAGAAAAAGCTTCTCCCTTATTTAATAAGTAATTATCAAACCATAGCAAAAAGCTAGTCATGACTGTATGTTGATATTGGGGCTTCATAATTTTATGTTTTCAAATTCTTTTTTATATTTTTTTAAAAGCGCGGAAATATAGGTAGTGTTTCTAAACTTTACACCTTTTCTAACTTTTTTTTCTACTTGGATGCCTAAACCAGATCTGGAACCTTGTCGTTTGTTTAAGTAATAACCTAAACCAGAAAGTCCAGATTCAATACCTTTAACCCAACTTCTTCCAAATGCCCAAGGTAGCGGTGTTTTTTGAAATATTTCAGATGCCTCTGGTAAAGTAACTTCGTATTCTAATTCTTGTCTATTTATTTTTAAGAATCTTATATTAGTGCTTAGAAGCATATCTTCTATAACTTCTGTGGGGTCTGCACCGTCTTCAAACCCTATAAAAGAATATAGATTTGTTATACCATTTAAAGTTCCACTTATGTTGTCAGAGTTTATACCTCCCTGTATTTCTCTAGTAACAGGATGACCCTGGAACTCTGCAATCATTTGATTTTTCTTTTTTTGAAAAGCTTTAGTAACTAAATTACGAGCTTCTGTTTTTAGTAAATTTGGTAATTGGTTTTTTAATGATTGTTTGACTGCTAAATCTAAGGACATTATTCATCTAGAGGTTTTAAGAAAAAATGATAATACTGTGGACCAAAAATGCCCGTTGGATTACCTTTACTAACTATTTCATATTTGCGACCATCAAATTCACACCTTTTAGCTTCCCTCAATATATCGTATCCAGCTCCATCAACAGTAAGTCTAACAGAACCATTAATCAATTCAATATCAAGTTGAGAACCAATTTGAGAATCAGATAGGTTTTCTCCTTCTGCATTTATATATTTTATTCTAGCTTTGATACTATGAGAAACAACTGTTCTGGAAACTGAAGAGCTACCAGTATTTGTTTTACCATAAATACCATTGTAAGTAGCGCTAGCAGCTATCAAAACCCTTTCTCCTTCTTCGTAAACAGTAATGGTTCTGGCAAAGGTTTCGTGTATATCGTCTATTATAGATTGTATCGATGTTTTTTGCGAATCTGAGATAAAAGATGTAGCCATAATACTTTTTACACTTTTTTGTGTAAATATAGTGAGGGATAAGGTATGAATGCACAAGATTTTTTAAATGATAGGTCAGATCATCATGTAAGATTTTTATTTAAGGCTTCGCTTGCGATGTTAGAAGACTTAAGGAGATCACATGAAATAAATTTCAAAAAGCTATATGATTGTCTTCCAGAAGATAAACATGATTTAATTAGAATGGGTGATTATTTTGATGATAATTATTACCAACTTTATAGAAAAAAAATATTAGATATTGGAAATTCTGTTCTTAGGGATTATAATAGTGAGTTGGAAACACTAACGGTAGAATTTAAATTTAAACAATAATGCTGGACTACGGCAAAGGAAAAAAAAATATGGCAAAAGGTAATATATACAATTTTAAAATAGATCAAAAAACAAAGAAAAAGGTCGAAACAAAACGCAAAAATAAAGAAACAGGCGAAGAAGAAGTTGTTATAGTTAACAAAACTGTAAATGATCCTGTAGAATTTACTGTTAAAAGACCAACCCGAAGGGTCACAGATGAGGCTGAAACTCATTATGCCGTAGAATTAAGCAACGCTTTAAAAAAGGGCATTATATCAAAAGCAATGTTAGCTAAACAGTATTCAGACACTGGAGGCCCGTTAACAGAAAATGAAACTAAAGAAGTTTTAGTCTTAATTAGAGAGATTGGGGATTTGGAAAACGAATATAAGTTACTACATTCTACCGAAAGTGCTAATAAAAAAGACAAGAAAATAGAAGAAATAGAAGAGCAAATAATTGTAAAGAGAAAATTACTTCTTGATTTAGAAACCGCAACTCAAGGAATTTATCAACACACGGCCGATTCAAAAGCTGAGAGATCTTTGCTTCTGTGGTATACGATTGCGCTTTCATATGTTGTAAAAAACGGAGAAGAAGAACCTTATTTCAAGGGAGCTATTTACGAAGAGCAAGTAGAAGATTTATACACCAAAGAAGAATCCGAAGGTTTTGATAATGATGCTGTAAATAAATTAATGAAAGTAGTTTCATACTGGTTCTATTCTCAATCAACCGATATAAAAGAAATAGAAAAGTTTTTAGAAGCGGCAGATGAATGATGATTTATTATCTGATTTAATTGGCGAAATATTTGAAGGGCGCTCAATAGTTAATTCAAGCTTTGGCAAAGTTTACTTAAGGCATTTTGATCAATTAGAATCTAGAAAAATCATAGCTCAAAGACCTTTTTTTATAGAAGAAGCTAAGAACAAAGGTATTCAAGATGAAGAAGAAGCCTTGGCTAGACTCATTGAAGATAAAATGTGGTCTAAAGAAGAAGAGGACTTCATTCAAAAGAAATTAAAGTTTATTGAAAGCTTGAAGGCTGGCACTGTAAAAATTAAAATACCTTCCAAAAGAGAAGTTCATAAAAAAATGATTCGTATGGAAGAGGACAAACTTCAATCGAAAGTTAAAGAAAGAGCATCCTTGTTAGGTCTGACTTCCAAAATATTTGCAGACCAAAAGATAAACAAAATGTTTTTAGATTCAATTGTTTTTATAAACGAAGAGATGACAAAGCCAGCTATGGAAGATTTAGATTACACAGAAGTCGATAAAGAACTAGAAATAACAAAAATTCAAAAAGATTTTTTCGATAAATTTTCAGATGGTAATATATCTAAAGCTGCCCTTTGCCCGTTTTTTGGTCCATATTTAACCTGTACAGAAGATGTTTTGGGTTTATATGGTAAACCAATGAAAGATTTAACAACTTTTCAATTAAGACTTATTGCTTATGGAAGAAGTTTTTTAAGTATTTTCAAAAATGCTAAAAAAGAAATACCCCCATATATAGCTAAAGATCCAGAATTATTAATGGAATTTCATGAAGCTGAAAAAAATAACGCTCCTCAAAGAAAAACAAAAGCCTCAGAGGGAAGCGGTGGGACAACTTATTTTGGGGCAAATGAAAAAGATATAGAAAGTTTAGCGGAAGATGATGAAAAAGCTGTTAAGTTATCTGACGAAATAAACAAAAAGGGTGGTCAGCTGAATATGCAACAAATGATGGAACTACATGGACTTTAAGTGTAATTATCCTATATAGGATATGGCTAAAGCAAAAATAGGTGTAGAATTTGATCCAGTAAATACTAAAAAGGTAGATGCTGCGTTCGCTAGGCTCCAATCAAAGGCTAAAGGCGTAGATTTTGGTGGAGGTGTTAAGAGTTTAGATAAATTATCTAGACCTTTGGGAAAAATAACTGGTCAAGCTAATGAGTTCCAAAAATCTTTAGAGGCTTCAAATGCCCGTGTTTTAGCTTTCGGCGCATCAGTCGTTGTAATAAATAAACTTTCAGAAGCTTTTCAAGCTTTAGTAAACAATACCGTTAAGGTAGAAGCTACGTTTGCTAAAATAGGTGTCATATTAGGAGGCACAAGAAAAGAGCTTGAGCAATTTGGCCGAGGAATATTTGAGGTAGCAAAAAATACTGGGACAGCTTTTGATCAGGTTGCTGAAGGTGCTTTAGAATTAGCACGTCAAGGTCTTGGCGTAAGTGAGTCGTTGGCTCGAGTAGAAACAGCTTTAAAATTAGTTCGTGTTGCTGGTATAGATTCTCAACAAGCGGTAGCTGGTTTAACTGCCGCGATTAAAGGTTTTGAAGGCGCTGGATTAACTGTAGCTCAAATTGGAGATAAATTAGCAGAAGTTGATACCAAGTTCGCTGTTTCAACCGAAGATTTAATTAATGGTCTTGAGCGTGCATCTGCTTCAGCTCGTGTAGCTGGAGTTTCTTTTGATGAACTTTTAGCTGCAGTCACCACAGTTCAAGAAAGAACTCAACGTGGTGGTGCTGTCATTGGTAATGCATTTAAAACAATTTTTGCTAGAATTGGTAGGCAAGACACTTTACAAGCTTTAAGAGAATTAGGTATTGAAGTTTTAGACTCCTCTGGAAATGTAAGGGATGCTATACCTTTGTTTAGAGATTTAGCTGTTGAATTAGATAAGTTAGGTTTGCAGAGCGTAAAGGCTGGAGATATTATACAAAAAGTAGCTGGCGTAAGACAACGAGATATTTTAATTAACTTAGTTGAAGATTTAAATTCTAGTCAAAGTAAATTTGCGCAAGCTTTAATTGTTTCAGGTAATGCCGTTGGATCTTTAGACAGTAAAAATGCAAAATTAAATCAAACACTTGAAGCATTAATTAACAATCTTTCAGTTAGTGGACAACAACTAGCTTCTGTTTTAGGTGAAATTGGTTTTACTGATGCAGCTGGTGATATTTTAAAAACCTTTTCGGGGGTAGTTAATAAAATAAACGAAATTTTACAGGGTGAAGGCGTAGGTGCTAAATTTGCTCAAGGTATAGTTAAGGGTGTTGGGTCGGTGTTAACTGGTCCAGGTCTTGGATTAGTTGGAGCAATATTTTTAAAACTGTTTATTGATTTAGCAAAATTCGGGGGTACATCATTAAAATCTTTGCTTGGTGTAAACTCAGCCGCGCAAGCTCAGAGTTCTTTACAGGCATCCATACTTCAAACACTTCTCCAAAACGAAAATGTTCAAAGAGAAATTTTAGCGCTTGAAGGAAATAAGGTAGCGCAAGAACAATTACTTTTAAAGATATACAACCAACAAGCCGCTGCTATGGCTCGTGTTCAAAAGGCTGCAGCTGTGGTCACTCCAGGAATTTTTAAAAAGGGTTTCAGAGGTGGAGAAGCTGGTGTAGGGAAAGCTGCTGGTGGATATATTGCCGCTGAGGCAGGAGATGTTTCGCGTGGTGTTGGTGGCGCAAGTCCTGGCTCAAGTATAGTTTCTATTCCTAACTTTGCTTTTGGTGGTGGTAAAAAAGGAACAATGATAGCTAACAGTAGCGAATATCATGTTCCAAATTATGCTGGAGGCGGTGACGCAATATTTAATCAAAATATGGTTCGGTCTATGGGACTTCCATCTGGCGCAAGAAAGATAACGGCCGCTGGTGGATATGTACCTAATTTTGTAAGACCGCAAATTTCTCTTGGTAAGTCTGGAATAACATCACCACAAGCTGCTAGACAAGCTGGCTATAGTGAATCTCAAATTTCTAGTCGTTTTGGTGCTCAAGGAATGAGAGCTAAAGAAAGATCTAAAAGAAAATTCGAAGATGTACCACTTGGACAATTTGCTATGATTATTCCTAGGCAAGGAGTCAATCAAGTTGTAAGAGGAGCGAAAGGCACATCAAATGAAGGTTTGAATTACACTGTCGCTGGATTCAAGGGAATGGCCGCGACAAGAAGGGGTGTATCTAATGATGAAAAATTAGATAACGGAGTTAAAAAATACGCAAGAGAAACAGCGCTTAGAGAAGCCAAATTAATTAGTGGAAACAGGCCAAAACCAGGTGCCATAAGAGAACTAGCTAATAAAGGAGCTTCTTCTGGTTTGGCAGGAGCTATATTTGAAACATCTGTTAGTTCTATATTAGGTTCAACTGATTTTGACGCAAACATAGATCCAAATAGAAGATTCGATTATACTGGGAAACAGGGATTAGAAGAATTATTTGACGTGCCGCTTAACGCGCAATTTGTAGAAGCTAAAATTAGAAACAGCACAGAGCAAAGAACAAGCATGTTTGGCAAAATGAAAAAACAACTGGGTAGAGCTGCTAGAGGATTCACACCGTTGGGTGATGCAATCAATAGGGAGCAAGCTGCAGGCGTTCCTATAAATCAAATTAGAATTAATCAAAGTGGTAAATTAAAAAATTCAAAAAATCCAAGTGGACTTGCTGTGACAAACACAAGAGACGAACCAACAGGCAATATTCCTAACTTCGCAAAAGGAGGGCAAGAAGGCCTTAATCAAGGTTTAGATGGTTCTATAACTAAGCTGTTTGCTTTGCAATTAGCTGTAGGTGGATTAACCACTGTAATTGGTAAAACGGGAGAAGAGGCAAATAATTTCCAAAAAACTGTATCGCTTTTAGGTGAATCCACAATGACTGCAGTAAACGCTATGTTGGTTATGTCTACGATTGGAGTCAATCCATTTGGAGCAAGTAAACAATTTGGTGGGCTAGGAAAAGGAGCAAGTGCGGTTATACCTGCTTTGGGAAGATTAAATAAATTTGCAAGTCCTTTGATCAAGCTTTTTGGAGTTTTAGCTAGATTTGCTGGACCGATTGGTTTAGCTTTGGTCGCATTTACTTCATTAAATTCTGCGCTTAAAACTTTTACTGGTAAAGGTATTTTAGGTCAATTTGGGATTGGTGTAGAAAGCGCTTCGGATAGTTTAAAAAGATTAACTGAAGCATCTGACAAGTTAAATTTAGAACAATCAAAAAGAAGACAATCTGAAATTAGTAAGGAAATAGAAGAAGAGAGAATAAGACAGAGAGCGGGAATTCAGAGAAAATTAGATAAAGCACGAGATACCGCTTCTGGTTCGGGCTCTTCCTTTTTTAGAAATATAGCAAAAAGAGATATACCAATATTCGAAGATAGATTAGCTGGAGTAGAAGACAACGAAAAAATAATAAATCTTCAAAAAGAAAGCGAAATTTTAGATGAAAGAATTTTAGATCTACAAGAGAAAAAAACACAAGAATTACAAAAACAAGTAAAAGCTACAATTACTGCTTTCCAGGCCGATAGACAAATAGAGGCTAGATTAAGATCAGTAAGAAGTGGAATAGAAGATCGTTTTGATACTGGTGATATTAAATCAAGAATTTCAATAGGAGGAATTGGTTCGGACGCTAAAAGAGATTTAACATTCCAAGCGGAATCTCTTGAGTTGCAAGGTAAACAAGAGTTGGCGCAATTTGATATCGTTAAAAGTTATACAGAACAATTGAAGGTTGAGAAAAATTTAACCGATCTTCAAAAAGATAAAATAGATGGAATTTCTAAAGAAATAACAGCAGAAACCACTTTAGAGCAGATCAGAGAAAAATTTAATGATTTAGGATTAACTGGCGTTTTAAATGAAGAAAAAATATTTCAAGCATTATTGGGTCAGAGAGCTGCTTTAATAGATAATGAAGTAATAGCCACCAGAAGATTAGAAAAAGAACAAAACCTAAAAAAAGCCATAGACGAACAAACACAAGGTTTAACTGGTTACGTTAATAAAAATAAAGAGGAATTAGATAGACTCCAAAAAGAATTCCCAGCCACAATGGCTCAAAATTTAGAAAGCAGTTTGAATAATGTTTTTGATAGTGTAGCGGATGGAGCATACAGTTCTGTTGGAGAAGCTTTGGGCGCAATAGCCGTTCAGTTTGGTAAAGATTTATTGGCTGAACAAAGAAAAATATATATAAAAAATATATCAACAAATTTAGCTAGTTCAGGTCCTGGAAAAGGTTTTCTTGATGCACTTAATCCATTTAAAAAAGCTTCTGGAGGTTTTATATCTGGAGGCGGCGGAGTTATAGATGATGTTCCAGCAATGTTAACTGGCGGAGAATACGTTATTAAGAAATCAGCTGTTCAAAAATATGGAGTAGATTTTTTAAGCCGATTAAATGCTGGGGAAATGAGCGGATATAATAGCGGAGGATATGTGCAGGGAGGCGACAACGTAAGGAATACTAGATTTTTTGATGATGCAAGTGGTAACATGTTTGGTGGTGCACAATCCGATGCAAGATTAGCTAGAGCTAGATCTATGGATTTCTTTGCCCCTGGACAGAGAGGCGCTGGGTCTATAGTTGGAAAAGAAAATTTATTAGCATTTTCTGAGCAACAAATGACCTCTGGATCAACTGATAGAATCGGCAGTGGATCTATAAATTTAGAATTACAAAGTAGTAGATTAACAGCCTTTGGAAGAAGAAGGATGTCTCCAGCAAGAGCGGCCCTTCAAGAAGCACAAGAACAGGCTAGGGGTTTAGCAATGCAATCTGCGGCGGAGGAAGAAAGAGTTTTTGCTGAAAACAGGGATGCTAAAAAAGCAAGATTAAAACAATTACAAGCGAATGTAGCGGGTGCATTTTTAGATGCTAGCGTAGCTGGCATAAGTTCGGCTATGGCACCTAAACCTAAAACTAAAGGATTATCATCGGTTAATGCATTCGAAGCAGAATCAAATTTAAGGTTACAAGAAGGGTTCTCTGTGGATTTAGGTTTATCAACAAGTCCAGGAACTTTTTTGGATTTGGGTGCAGGGCAAAAAATTAATACGTCTTTATTTAATAGACAAGCTAATGGTGGTGTGAGTGTAGGAGGAGGTTCGATGTTAACTTCTGGAGAATTTGTTATGAGCGCTGCTTCTTCATCTCAATTAGGTAGAGGAACTTTAGATTCCATAAATCAAATGACATATGCAAATGGTGGAGCGGTTGGATCAGTAGGATCAAAATCGGGTTCTGGAAAAGCAGATGTTGAAAATGTAAATATAGTAATTAATATAGAGAAGGACGGAAGCGCAAATGCTTCAGCACAAGGTGGAGGAAATCAAGAACAAGCGAGAGAATTTTCTAGGAAAGTTAAGGATGTTGTATTGAACGTTATTAACGAAGAGAAGAGAGTTTCTGGAACCTTGTTTACGAGAAATAAATAATGAGTTTCGCAAGTCAATTTAATTACAACAAAGATAAAATAGTTGTAGAATCAACAGCTATAAATGCTAATCTTGCTACCTATGTAGATCATGCTTATGGTTTCAGAAAAATACACCCAAACTATACGGGATTTTGCTGCAGAATAAGAAGGGAAGAAGATTTAGAGGAAGCAGATGTTTACTTTGATGGTAATGGTAGATTTTCTTTGGATTCTGTAGCTAAGACTTGGGAGGGCCCAACTGGTTTTAAACCTCGGGGCAATGAAACATTTGCCTTTAACAACGGAAAGATAACAGGAACGAATGTAAGAGAGTTTATTGGTAACGGAGACGCGGCTTTAACTAGAATTTATGACCAAGGTGGCATTGGCCAACTTGATGATTCAGCAAGAGTTGATTTAAAATATTTTACTGGATATCATTCCCACAATACCAGCAGTAAAACCACATACGCAAGAATAGCACCAGGGGCAAATGGCGCAGGTCATAGCGAACCTTCAATTATAAAAAATGGTGCACTAAGAACGAGAAACGGTAGGCCTTCCGCCGAATTAACGGGTAGTGGCATTTTGCAATTTCAATCTCCAAATTATGCAAAGAATTTGGGTCTTGAAAAGAATACTAACAGAATATTACACGCACCTAGTGGACTTCATGGACACGATGGAATTAGTGAAACATTTTTAGTTGGTTCTATAGGAGTTCAATGTAAAGACGTTGGGGGTATTAGATACACTGGGCAGGTTAATAAAACAACTGCTACAAATTTTGGTAACAACATATATAAACATAATCATCTATTGGGAGGACATGTTAATGGTTTTATAAGCGATTTAGGTATAGGAGTTAATAAAACTGGGGGAGATGTAACCGTTGATGGTAATGTGGGTTTAGGTTTTAGGGATAATCAACAGTTTGTTTTTTATTATGAGGATCTAAATCAGGTTTCAGCGTGTATAACTGGAGGTGTTGCTCAATATGACGAGCTTTTACTTTTTTCATCTTTCACGAACCCCGTTGAAGCTGGTTTTAAGATTAATAATTTCAGACAAACAGGTCAAAGAACTAGAGATGGCAATAGTCTTAATATTCACAACAACCAGGGAACAGTTGCGAGACCAACTGGCGTCTCTGATTCTGTATCACCAAAATATTTATTTTTAGGAGGACCAACTAGATTTTCACCCGTACATAATGCGGGAACTGGATCTTTTAGTGAGTTGATATTTTCTACTCAAAACTTAAATGATCAAACAATAAGATTTGGTATAGAGAAGTATATGAACGATGAGTTCAGAATGTTTAATATTACAGGTATGGAAAATTTATCAGACGCCCAAAGAAAAAGTCTTGGGGTTGATATATTTATACCTAACTACGGCGCAACTGTATCTTTTAAATCTAATAACAGCTCATGGAACGGCTCTAGTTTTTACAACTTTACCACACCAAAGGGACTAAACAGTTTGTCTGCGGAAATTGATTTATCTTTTACATTAAACAAAAACGATACTAGGAAATTATTAAGAAGACTGGAATCTTCTTCTTCTGGGCCATTGACTGGTAATGTGGCTTTTTCTGGTTCAGACAGCGTTATAAACTTCGGAGAAGAGAGAAACAATTTTCAAATTAATTTAGACACTGGTTATTATCAAAACTTTAAGGGCTCTGAAATCAGTTCTTATGATATAAATTTTATTTCTCATGAACTTTATCAAGTAAATTTAAAATTATATAACAACAGAATCTCTTCTTTTTTAAATAATGGAACTGGTTTTGTGGCTAATCGTTTAGTTGACGGGAACTCAACAACTAAAAAAATATTTGATGTTTTTTCTGGAGATGTGACGACCTTTAATAGCAACGTATTTGATAATTATTTTTATCTAACCAAAGATAGAGATAATCAATTTCAACCATTTCAGGTCGGAAGTAACGCAATTCTGTCGCAACTAGCAAATAGCGGTGGCCCCTTTGGTAGTGGAACCGCTTTTACCTCGACTGTTAATTCGGATGGTGGTCCAGGGTCTTTTAATATAAGGATGCCAGATACAAATTTAGTACATCAAGGCCCATCTGGTGTTGGCCAGACTCAAGAAGAGATAGGTGGTACCTCAACTAACGAAATAGGGTCGACTAGGATAATAAGTTTTTTAAAAACGCCAATACCTTTTAGGCAACCAGCAACAGATGTGCCAATGGATTCTTTAAGGTCAACAATAACATGTCGATTTAAAGTAGATGAATTTACCAGTACAAGAAGTGATGGAGATTTAGCGCAGTTAGGACTGGTTACTACTCATCCAAATGATTACGGTTTTCAAGGTTATGGATTTGGTTTTTATACTCCAGAGTTTCATAGGAAAAACGGAATTCAGCAAACTCAAGCGGCAGGATTGTACTTTGGGTTTGAAGACGTGGGAAGTACGTTGGAATATGAATTTCAACCATTTGACTTGAGCAATGGAGTAGAAAGATTACTTAGAATTGGTGGTATAGCGTTTATTGTAGGCTCTGGAGAACAACTTAAAGTTTCGGATGTTAAATTTGATATTGATTTCACTGGATTTGAGTTAGATTATTCAAATGTAGGAACAGCTTTAAAAGGGTTAACAACTTATACTGGATTTTCTGGTAACGCAACTAGAACATTTTTCTTCCAACCTGATATGCAAACGAATTTAAATTTTGACCATAGTTATAGAAGGGCTGATTTTAATAATTCATTTAGTAAGTCTTTAAATATTTCTAGAAATCAAAACCGTATAGGTTCTGTAGATTTGACATTTAGCAACAGGGGTCAGAACGAAACATACGCAATGATTCATTTTTTAGAAACCCATTTGGGTTACAAACCATTTGTTTATAAGTACGATGACGATTTAATTAAAAGAGACAGGGTTTTTTACTGTGATGAGTGGTCGCATACATTTAATTATAAGGACTCAAACACAATACAGGCAAAGTTCACAGAAATAGTTAACCCAGCAACACCTACTTTTTAATGGCTATAAATTTAAACAGACCAACCATAACATATGAAAATATAGCTTTGTTTCAAAGCTCTTCTCCAGCATACTCTACTTTCACAAACAGTGGTAGGGCGTTATCTTACTTGCCTTTAGTTCAGTCTTTTTCTTTTGGATTTGATCAGAATAGAACAAATTCTTCAGCGTTGGGTTCTAAGACTTTTATAAATCAATCTGTTCAACAAAACCCAGACATAAATATAAGCATTGATGTTATAGAAGATTTTGGAAAATTGTTTTCTAACTTGGTTGAAAAGAATCACTATTACGCGAACGAAAAATTAAAAATAAGAAAAAACCTAAATAACGACATGAATTTGTATGCAATGCTGGGTAGCCACAGATCGCTAGACGTAGCTACAAGCACTGGTTCGGCAATAGGGTTCGGAAATTGTCTTTTAAACGGTTTGAGGATGTCTCAGTCCGTTAATGGGGCTCTTACGTCACAGTATTCATTTGTTGCAAATAACGTAGAGGCTCAAAACTTAAGAACAGGAACAATAAAATCGATGTTTACTGGTAGAAATCCAGCACTAAGCACTGGTCAAGATTTTTTAATTAGCACCTCTAGTGGTAACGACTATCAATTAAATAACGTAGCTTTCACTGGAATAAGTACATATATTTCAAGTAACACTGGCCAGATAATGCCGTCTTACAACACGACAATAACAATAAATTCTAGCGAAAACCCTAATGATAAGGAAATAATTTTATTTAAAGATGATCAAATACAAAACTTTGAATTAGATTTACCCATAACAAGAAAAACTATACGTACATTGGGTCTTAATCATCCGTTAAGTAGAAAAGCTATACTTCCATCCCAGGGAACTTTTGGTTTCAATAATTTAATTTCAGAAATAGAGGGGGGTAATTTAAGAAACGATTTACAGTTAGATAAAAATTACGATATAGATATATCTTTTAAAGATAATTCTTATGAAAGCAATACTCAACACCCTAGCTCTTTAAATAATGTAAACCTTCAAATAAAGAAAGCTAAATTAAATAATAGAAGTTTTACTAGTGCGTTTGGTGGAAGAAGTAATACGGATACGTCTTTTAGTTTTGCTTTGAATAATTTTAATGTAGAAACTTTCCCAGAATATTGTTTAACTGGAATAGCGCATGGATATGGAATTGAAAAATTAAACGGAAACTATACTGGCGCAGCGATGGAAATAAAAAGAGAGGTTGATAATAAGTTTTTTAATGCGGGCGCTGTAATTTATTTTGACGATGAAAATAAAATAAGTAGGGATTCTCCGATAGAAGTTTTAAGTGGGTCTAGAGCAAATACCTTGGGTGGTTTTATGGATGAAGAGCCTTCTGCTGATGGAAATATTGTTTGGTGGTACGATCAGTTTGGAACTATTAATTTAAGCGGTTCGGGTATCGCTCGTTATCCAAAAATTTACAAAGAGGGAGTCCTTTATGATGGGGTAAGAATAGAAAACACTACTAGGGGTGGAGGTAGTACTTCAGCTGAAACTTTAGGTACCTCTTTTCAGTTTAAAGGTAATATAGGAGGAGATGGATATAGAGATGCTGTTTTTTCTGAAAATATTTCTGCTATAATGAAGATTCATTCACCTGCTACAGCAAGTGAAAGAATTAATGCTTTTATGGGGACTTATACTGGAGGCGCCAGTGATTATATTTTCTTTGACCATACTGGACTAAATAATGCTGATTATCAACTTAGCATTGACGGCAATATAGGAAGCGTAGGATCTTATTTTTCAGATGGAATACAAAACAATAGAGTTAATGCAGGCTCTGAAAAGCACTTTGATGGTAATTTGATGACTGGTGTTTTTCACGAACACAGTATATTTTACGATACATTAAATTATGGTTTTAAAGTATTAGGTGCTTTTGCGGGAGGAGACACTCACTACTTTGGAAATCTAACAATAAAACAATTGATAATGGCTTCTGGAAGTCAGATTTCTGGTCAATACGAGAAATACCAAACTGGTATAATGAATAGATATGGACCCAGTATTCAAATTTTTCGTAATTTAGCGCCGTTCGAAACAAATAGAACTGCAGCAAAATTAGAGGTTAGTGGAGATTACGTAACTATAAAAGATATTCATGATAACGTAAGCGATAGCGATGGCCACACAAGCTATGAAGCCAGGGATCAAATAGAAATTTTAGATACAGGTTACGATGGAATTAATCAAGCATTTAATGTAAGCAGTATTTTTGACGAAAGACATAGGGAACTAGTCGATAGAAAAGGACACATTGATTTGGGTTTTAACATCCCAGCGGGAGACAATTTAAGTCCTAACATCTCCGTTAATGGGGCAAGACTTCAAGTAAGCGGTGCTGGTACTAGCGCAGGAAGAATGGTTATTTCAGATTGGGATGGAACTAGTCCAGTTATAAGTATTGGTTTCTCTACCCTATCAAGTTAAAGCTCTATATTTATTCCAGCTTTGTTTGCTTTTTCTTTAGCTTTTTTAAAGTTATCCTTCATCTGTTGTGGGTGAAGTTTACCGTTTGTCTTTTTATTGTAATCGGCATAATACTTTTCTTTAACTGGGTCTTTGCCATATTTTTGCGATCTTTTTTCGGAGGACTCTGCGGATTTTTCAAATAATTCTCCGTATGTGTAGTTTTTATTTAGAGAAGACGCTACAAAAGATTTTGAGCTATTGTCGTCTACATTAGTGTCAAAAGATAAGTTAGGATTAACAAAAACACGCCTCCAAAGCCCTTGCTCCCTACCGTTGGAACCTTTGTACTCATGTAACTCAGACATCCCTTGAAGGACCTCAACAACTTCTCCAGTTTCTTTATTTTCATATAAATATAATGGCATAAATTTAAATAAATTTTTTTAAAAAAAAACCCCCTATATGTTTTTACACATGTAAGGGGTAAAGTTCCTATTTAATTTCAACTTGAACAGATTTAGAAACTTCTACTTTAGGCATAGTTATTTCTAAGATTCCGTCCTCTAGTTTAGATGAAATAGATTTTAATTCTACAAGACCACCGAGATGAAATTGTTTTAAAAGTACGTTTTCCTTGTCATCTTTTTTGTAAACTTTAAGATAATCGCTATTTGCTTTTATAGAAAGTTTTTCTTTTTTGATTCCAGGTAATACAGTACGAGCAATGTAAACATCGCCAGAAGATTCGACCGAATCAATTTGATCGCCGAACCCATCTAGGCCGTGAAATATATCTTTTAATATTGAATTATACATATGTTTTGTTTTGCATTTGTCGTGCCAAAATAGCTAAAGCTTCTTGAGCTCAGTAAGTAAGAGGTCTGCAGTCTTTTCGTAAGAAAATTCTTCTTTTAACTTTTCTCCATTTGTGTTAATTTGTCCCTTTTTAGAGACAGCTTTATCCATGGCTTGAGACACGATGTCGCTATCCCAATCATATATAGAGCCTTGATTAAATGGGCCTCCTTGAGCAAAGAACTTACCGTCGTATGATGGTATTTTTTTTGAAGATGGAACTGAGATACAATTATTTTCATTAGACCAATCTTTGTGCGAGGTTTCGTTTAAAACAATACTCCACTTACCTAAACAAGTAGCGTTAAAAGCTGGTAGATTCCAGCCTTCTGCTCCACTTAATCCAGTTAGGTCAATATCCAATGAATTTATTAAATCGTTAACTTCTGAATTTTTCTGTAAATAAGGTAGTATATTTATATTTGTGTACCTTTTGCCTTGAAAACAATTAGACAGAACAGCATTCATTTCTTCTGGCTTAAAAAATGGGTTTGTAACACATATAGATAATTGATATTTATTGTTGTTACCATACTTAGAAATCCACAACTTTATAATTTTTTCAGTATGCTTTCTTTTTTCAAACTTACCCATCAAACCAAAGTGTATAATTTCTGGATTTAGGTATTTTTTATTTGTTCTGTGGAAATCTTCATCAAAACCAATAGGAATATTACTACATTCGATACCATTAGACACGAATGAATCAGATGCATATTTCGAAGAAAAGATCGTTTTGTTTTGAAATTTAGCTAAATTAATCTCAGATTTAGTTGGTTCATCTAGTTCGTAAAAAGTATAAAGTAATTGCTTTTCTCCAATCCTAGACTGAGAACCATTTAAGTGCCAAAGTTTTAAACAAGGTACTTTAGGATCTATGGATTCGTTAGATTTTTTCGACGAATCGCTTAAAAATTTTAAAAAATCACCGTCAGCTTTATCGAATGATTTGAAATCTGCATTCCCGCCCAATGGAAACCACATAAGGTCAATACCCTTCCGCCAAAATTGACGGAGGATATTGTAACTTACGTTCCCAAAAGAAAGAGAATTTATGGGAGCTTCTACAGTTAAACGCATTAGAAGGGAATATCTTCGTCGTTTCCTGCAGGTGCCGCAGCTGTTGCTGCTTCCGCCTCTTTTTTGCCACCTAAGAACTGAACATTGTCAGCCTTAATGTAGATTTTGGAGTTTTTCTTTCCGTCCTTTTCCCAAACGTCTTGGAATAAACGACCTTCGACTAGAACTTGACGGCCCTTTGCTAAATACTTAGCACAGTTTTCCGCTGTCTTGTTCCAGGTTTCTACATCAATGTAATGAGCTTTATCTTTTTTCACTACATCATTAACGGCTACAGTAAGCCGTGTCACTTGGTTGTCTCCAACCTTCTTATTTTCTGGATCCCTTGCGAGATTGCCCATGATTATTGATTTATTGAACATAATTTTTTATTTCCTCTAAATAGTTATTGTGTATATTAATACATCCTTGAATCGATAAGTCAAGCTTTTTTGCAATTTTTTTCCAAGGAGTTAGTTTTCTGTTTCCAGAATACCTCATTTTAAATATCTTCTTTATCCTTGGATCACCGCAGTTATCGACAAATTTATAAACTTTTCTTATACTTTCTAGGTCTTCTACTTTTTTTATTTCAGAATCGCAAGATAACTTTTCTAGCTTTAAAGACTCTATGTTTTGTTGTGGAAACTTTATGCTTTTGTTGTATATGTTTAAACAACGCCATTTCGTTAAGTTCCCTAAATATGTGCTGAATTTAGTATTCTTTGTTTCATCAAACTTTATAACAGCGTTGTATATTGAATAATCTTTCTCTTCAAGCAGATCTTCTTTATTTACCCCATTAAATGATTTTGGCATATACTTGTTAATCATATCAACGTATATACCAGAATGCTTTTGAATCAGTTCCTTAAGACTATCTCCGTCTTGTGTTTTTTTGATTTTATCTATTAACTCAAAGTCTTTTGCCATAAATTTTTCCTATCCTCACTTAACATTTGCCATAAAACTTCCGCATGATCTTGACATGTATCCATATTGTTTGGGTGACAAATCGGCCATGAATGTTTTATGTCTGATTTCTTTCTAACCAACGGATCGTTTAGTTTCTCAGTATCATTAGGCTCTATATCGTTATTTATTTTGGATATATGTATGACACAGCCATTTAAATCTTCTTTGATAAAATCAGCTTCAAAGTCAAATCTAACATCAGAAACTATGTAAAATATTTTTTCGAGCTTAGATTTCTCTTGCATTTTATTGTTTAGTTTTCGAAGCCACACGTCTTTTCCGTGCTTCTTCTTCATAGCCTCTCCGTATGAAACCAATATAGGTCTAATCAATTCTTTTTCTTGATTATTCTCAGTAAACACCAAGCAATTTAATTTAGTTGATATCAACTTATCTAGATCGCTTTTCAACTCGTCAGCAAGATGCACTATTTCAACTTTGCACTTTAACTCCCTTTCCACAATCTTTTTCAAGCATTGTGCCATTGTATCTTTTCCAGCTCTAGCTAAACCGCTTACACCTATCATTTTTCGAAAATCTCCTTTAACGCTCTTGATTCTTTATGCATACCTATATCCGACAATATTTGATCCATTCTAACTAGGGAATCAGAAATTTCAAATTTTTCTTTGATTTTTTTCACCATCAAAACTGCGGAGACGTTAAAATCTAAGCCAGACCCTTTAACCATATTGCTTACAGCTGAAGAAGCTGCTTCGAAATCGTTTTTAGCTAAAACTATGGTTGTCCAATCTGAGCACGCACAAAGATAAAAATCTTCTTCGTCTTCATCGAATTTAAATAACATAAACTCAAACATGGACATTTTTTTTAAAATGTCAATAGTATTTATAATTATTTCTATATTACTCTAATATATTTTATAAATACTTTAAAGTATTTAATATATTTATTATATATATAAACTCACTCGACTTGAGGTCTCGTTCGTTCATAAAACTAAATTATACACTGAAAATTACAAAATTCAAGTAAAAAATTATTTTTTTTTATTTAGTATATTTGACTTGACTAAACGCAATCACGGTGTAAATTCTTATTACATATGTTATTCGAGGAACAAGTATCAAGGAAACCAAATCTCTATCCCTGGACGGATGAATTTGTTAACGCCATGCACAATGGCTTTTGGACAGATAAGGAGTTTAATTTTCAATCTGACGTGCAGGATTTCAAGGTAAATCTAAACGATCAAGAGAGGGAAATTATCAAAAGAACTCTTTCTGCTATCGGGCAGGTTGAAGTTTCGGTAAAGAAATTTTGGGCCAACCTAGGCAATCATTTACCGCACCCAGGAATCACTGACTTGGGCTACGTGATGGCTAACATAGAAGTCATTCATAACAACGCCTACGAGCGATTGTTGAGCGTTCTAGAGCTAGAGGACGTATTTGAGGAGAACCTCAAACTACCAATCATTAAGGGCAGAGTTGATTATTTGAAAAAATACCTAGAAAAGTGCTACAAAGATGACAAAAAACAATACATTTATTCTATGATATTGTTCACTTTGTTTGTTGAAAATGTATCATTATTTAGTCAGTTTTACATAATTAACTGGTTCAATAGATTCGAAAACGTATTAAAAGACACCGCTCAACAAGTGGCATACACAAGCAAAGAAGAAAATATTCATGGTTTGGTTGGTACAAAAATCCTTAATACATTGAGGGAGGAGTACCCAGAATTATTCAATGCTGATCTACCAGAAAGACTTAAAGAAGAAGCTCAATGCGCATTTGAAGCTGAAGCTAATATAATCGATTGGATTCTAGGAGATTACTCAAAAGAAAACATAGATGCAGATATCCTCAAAGAGTTTATTAAAAACAGATTAAACGAATCATTGGAACAAATAGGTTTCGATAAGGTTTTTGATGTTGACAAAGAAAAACTTTCCCTTACTATATGGTTTGATGAGGATGTGTTAGGTAATTCTGCTACGGACTTTTTCTTTAAAAGGCCCACAGAATACTCTAAGAAAGACAAATCGTTTGACGAAGAAGATTTATTTTAATGAAAGATTATTATTGGCTTAACAGGGATTCAAGAACATTCTTGAAAAGAGGATACCTAGAAGAAGGAGAAACTCCAGAGGATAGGATTAAACACATAGCTGATTCAGCTCAAAAAACACTGGCTATTCCAGGTTTTTCTGAGAAGTTTCAAAACTATATGGCTAAAGGATGGTACTCTTTATCTTCACCCATTTGGGCTAACTTTGGAAAACAAAGAGGTTTACCCATATCTTGCTTTGGCTCTTATATAGATGATACTATGGAGTCTATTTTGAAAAAAAGCTCTGAAGTTGGTATGATGACCAAGTGCGGTGGTGGAACTTCTGGTTATTTTGGAGCTTTGCGTGAGCGTGGATCTGAGATTGGAAGTGGTGGTAAATCAAATGGACCAATTCATTTTTTAGAAATTTTCGAAACAATCGCTAACGTGGTATCACAGTCAAACGTTAGGAGGGGTAGTTTTGCCGCTTATTTACCAGTTGAGCACCCAGATATTTTAGAATTTTTACAAATAAGAAATGATGGTCATGCAATTCAAAATTTATCTATTGGGGTTACAATCAGCGACACCTGGATGAAAGAAATGCTTTCTGGAGACAAGGATAAACGTAAGGTTTGGGGAGCGATCATCAAGAAAAGATTTGAAAGTGGCTACCCTTATATATTGTTTAAAAATGCAATGAACAGAAATGCGCCTCCAGTTTATCAAGATAAAGGTTTGGAAATTTTTGCAAGTAACCTATGCTCTGAGATAGCATTACATTCAAATCCAACAGAATCTTTTGTTTGCAACTTATCTTCTATGAATTTACTCCATTACGACGATTGGAAAGACACAGATGCACCAGAAATCTTAACATACTTTTTAGATGCAGTAATGACAGAGTTTATAGACAAATGTAAAACCCAACCATTTATGGATGCACCAAGAAAGTTTGCCGAGAATCAAAGAGCTTTGGGTATCGGTGTTTTGGGGTGGCATTCATTACTACAGTCTAAAATGATTCCATTTGAATCAATGGAAGCTAAATTTTTAAATACAGAAATACACAAAGTAATTCAAGAAAAAACTAAATATGCTACAAGAGAATTAGCTAAAGTTTACGGAGAGCCGCCTTTATTGAAAGGTTACGGAGAAAGGAACGTCACAACTATGGCGGTTGCCCCGACAACATCAAGTTCATTCATTCTTGGTCAAGTTTCTCCTAGTGTTGAACCATTAAATTCAAATTACTTTGTGAAAGATTTAGCAAAAGGAAAATTTACATATAAAAATCCATATTTAGAAGCTTTACTAGAAGAAAAAGAAAAAAATACACCAGATGTTTGGAAGACAATACTTATAAAAAGTGGTTCAGTTCAACATCTAAAGTTCTTATCCGAAGATGAAAAAAATATTTTTAAAACTTTTGGAGAAATTAGTCAAAAAGAAGTCGTTATACAAGCGGCTCAAAGACAAAAATATATAGATCAATCTCAAAGTTTAAACATTATGGTACACCCAAAATCATCACCCAAAGATGTTAGCCAACTTATGATTTTTGCTTGGGAACAAGGTATAAAAACACTTTATTACCAAAGAGGGACTAATCCATCTCAAGAATTAAGCAGAAATCTTTTAGAATGTGCGTCTTGCGAAGGATAATAGGTGTAAAATATTTTAATGCCCGAAAACGAAGATAGATTAACTCGTATGGAGGAAAAGATAGATAAACTATCTGATGCCATTATATCCATTGCTAGAGCTGAAGAAAAATTAATTCAGTTAGGTACCCTTACAGATGTCCTATTTAAAAAAATAGATGATATGGGTGAAAGGTTAATAGAATTGGAAAAAACCACAGCAGAAACAAAAGCTTTTATGAATGGTTTCAACAGAATGACCTGGGTTTTTGTTAGTGGTTTGCTTACTGCTTTAGCTGCCACAGTAGCTTACAAACTTTGGGGGTAATATTTTTTTAAAAAAAGTGTAAAGATCATCATGGAGTTAGATTTTACAAAAGAGATTGTTGCAGGTAGACCTGGACCAAAAAGTTCTGCACAGACACCAGCAAAACCAGAAGATAGAAAAAAAGGTTCATCTAAGAATGAGCCTGGTTCCGCTGGCACTTCTCCAGACTCTAAGAAAAAAGCTGAAAAAATCCTAAAGAGACAGGATGACAAAACAAAAATAACAGCTGCAATAACTTTCAGCGCAAAAGTCACCACTTCCCTCAAAAACAAGGTCAAAGAGCATAACGAAAAAAGTTCCAGAAAAGTGACTCTGGGTATGCTAAAAAAGGTTTACAGAAGGGGTGCTGGTGCATTTTCTGGTTCTAGTAGACCTGGTCAATCTCGAGCTTCTTGGGCTATGGCTAGGGTAAATACATTTTTAAGAATGATGAGGGGCGGTAAAGTAAAGGACGCATACCGTAAAGCCGATTCAGATATTGCCAGAGCTTCAGAAAAAGATTTGCATGATTTACATATTCATCAAGAAACATGGTCTCCATCAGACTTTAGTGAAGCTAGAGATATATCTGACATAGAATTTTCACTAGCTAGAATCGATTTATTAGGTTGTGGATGCACACACGACGAAATACTAGAAGATGATGTTTCTTTCGAAGATCCCGTAATACCAATTATAAATGAAGCTACAGCTGAAGAAATAGAAGCAAAGGAAAAAAAAACTTTAAATAAACCTTTTAGATTAAGCGGCGATAAAAAAAAATTCGGAGTATACGTTAAAAACGAAAAAGGCAACGTTGTAATGGTAAAATTTGGGGATCCCAATATGAGTATCAAAAGAGATGACCCCGCTAGGCGTAAATCTTTTAGAGCTCGTCATCAGTGCGACACAAATCCTGGCCCTAAATACAAAGCTAGATACTGGTCTTGTAGACAATGGAGAGCTGGCAAAAAAGTTGAAGCTGAATTAGAATCTGACGCAAGTATTTTAGAGATCGACCCATCTTTATCAACGGTCGAAATAGTTGAAGATATGGATTGACTTTTTCAAAATGCGATTTAGTATCGCATTAATGAACTTAAGTAAAGAAAATATAACTGTAGTCTTACAAGGCCCAATAGACGATAGAACTTTTGAGGCTATAGATTCTTACAACGATCAAGGCTTCGGTGAAGTAATTTGTTCCACGTGGAACGATGAAAATATAGATTTACTTGCACCATCAGACAATCAATCTTTTAAGTTAGTGACTTCCAAGTATCCAGACATGACTGGAATAAATAACGATGGTTGTAGATTTTTTGTCGCAATTACAGCTGGCGTAGGGTGTCATCATGCCAGCAAAGATTTTGTTTTAAAAGTTAGAACTGATGAATTTTATCCAGATCTTTCTAAATTTATTGAAAACTGGCAAAAATTTCCACACAGAGCTCATACAACAAACAATGGTTTTTGGAAGTTTGTTCCTTTCAACTTTTCAAATCATATGTATTTATGTAAAAAAGAAATATTATTTCAAGCTTGCTCTTCAATAATACATCATTCAAGTGGTAAAATTTTAAAAAATTTAGATTTCACATCTTCAGAGCAAGCAACTGGTTACTTTTTGATGCTTGCCATGGGACACGACTTAGAGAAATCTGATTGGAGAAAAGTGTTTTCAGAAAATGTTTTTATTACACCTTGTTCTGATTTACCAGGTCATTTGCATTCGGGACAAACTTTTACTAACTTTAAATTTAAAAGAGTTCCAGACTATCCTAACAACAGAAAAGATAGCTCTGTTTTAAAACATTGTACAGAAAGTATTTTTAATCATCACAAAGAATTTTTATTATGAAAAAAACCTACATTATTGCAGAAATAGGAATCAACCACAACGGAAGTTTGGATGTTGCTAAAAAATTAATCGATATTTCAGCCGCAGCTGGTTGCGACGCCGTCAAGTTTCAAAAGAGAAACCCAGATGTCTGTGTTCCAGAACACCAAAAATCTGTTATGCGAGACACGCCTTGGGGCAAAATGACGTATTTAGATTATAAATACAAAGTAGAATTTGGAAAAGAAGAGTATGACGAAATAGACAAATACTGTAAACAACAAAATATTTCTTGGAGCGCATCTCCTTGGGATCTAGATAGTTTAGAATTTTTAAACCAATACGATATTCCATTCATCAAGCTTCCTTCTGCAATGATTACAAATATAGAACTACTCAAAGCATCTTGCAAGACAGGCAAAAAAGTTATAATTTCAACAGGAATGAGTAGTATAGATGAAGTTAATGATGCTCAAAGAATTTTATCTAGAGAGGCGAAAGATTTTGCAATCTTACATTGTAATTCTACCTATCCAGCTCCGATTGAAGAACTTAATTTATCTTGCATTAAAACATTAAAAGATAAATACAAATGCGAAGTTGGATATAGCGGTCATGAATTTAGATTAGGCACATCAGTTGCTGCAGTTTATCTTGGCGCATCTATAATCGAAAGACATGTCACCTTAGATAGAACAATGTGGGGCTCCGATCATATGTCTTCTGTTGAACCGCAAGGTTTATTTAAATTAGTTAGCGGTATTAGAGAACTAGAAAAATCTTACGGCAATGGAAAAATAGAAGTCACAGAATCCGAAAAACCTGTTAGAAAAAAATTAAGAGGCAACTAATGGACTTGTACAGAAAAGATATATTTTCTGGTGGATGGTTTTCTTTTCACTCACCTAAAGACAATTGGGTTTATAATATTTCTCAAAAAATATACAATCAATATTTTAATACAGAGCTGTTAGACAAAGAGTTTGGAGAATCAGAAATAACAGAAGATTTATTTTTAAAAAGCGATTTAAACTTTGACTTTGTAAAAGGTAAAAGCGTTTTGGTTGTTGGAGGAGGGCCATCATCGTCCAAACTAAATAAAGATTTAATTGACTCCTACGACCTTATTTTTAGTTGCAACAGTTTTTATAAAAACGAAACATTAAAAAAACACAAAGTAGATTTAGCTCTAATATCGGACGAGGTTAATTTAAAAGATAAAGACTTCATAGACTACATTACCGAACATAATACAATAATAGGTTTCGAGCATGGCAATAGACATGATAGTGATGAAATCATAAAACTAAAAGAAGATTTTTATCCATTTGTTTATCTCACTAGATACTTCTCCAGATTAGGTTTTGCTATAAGAGCTTGTGTGTTGGCTAGGTTATTAGGCGCAGAAAAAATACATTTTATTGGAGTTGACGGTTTTAAAAACAAAAATACACCACACCTTTTTGAGTCAAACAAAAAACCACCATACTTCAATGATACTGAAAAATTTCAAGAGTCAATGATTGTTTTTTACGAATACATGTTGAGGGATTTAAAAACAAAAGAATTAAAAAATTTATCAGAAGATGAAGACGACAGCATATATTCTGGTATATTAGAAAAGGTTAAAAACTCTTTATGAAGGTAGCGTTGTGTTATTCTGGACAAATTGGCGGTCTTAAAAAAGCCATACATAATCAAAGAAAATGCTTTCTAAAAGATTCTTTTGATGTATATGCTTACACATCTAACTTAGTTAGCCATAAAGGTTTGCCCCAACCGCACATTAATCCAAATTCAGAAGTTCATGAATATTTAAAAGGGGGAGTGGGGTGGAGAAAGCATTTGCCGTCTTACGGTATTGTATATAAAATAAAAAGTACAATTGTCCAAGACTTTTTAAATTTACTTAATCCAGTAAAACAATTTATTGAAAACGAATCACTTGAAGACACTTTAAACGATTCGAATATGACAAAATGGGAGTGGTTGCGAAAAAGACAACTTAAAAAAATGTATGAGTGCAACAAAATGATTACAGGAAATTACGACATTGTCGTAAGGTCTAGGTTTGAGTTCAGCCCATATATAAATATCGACATAGAAGAAATATACAAAAAACACGGAAACGATAATAGAATTTTTGTTTTTGGTGGTTGGTCCTGTGTTCCACCAATGGTTTTTATGAACCCATTTTTTTGTGATGGTTTTGTCTTTGGCTCACCTAAAGTTATGGATATTTTTACATCTTTGTATTTAAATAAAGAGGCGTATCCATTCGACCCCAAATATAAGGAATGTTGGGATAAATACGGTGACAACGTTGAATATCAATTAAAAAAACACTTAGAAAAGCACGATATAGAATTAATATACATAGGAGGTCAAAGATCAATGTATCACCTAGAAAGATGAGAAAAATATTTATAGATTGTGGTTCACATGATGGTTGTTCTGTTAGAAAATTCAAAGATTTACATGATAAATCAAATGAATTCGAATATTTTTGTTTCGAAATAAACAAGCTTCTGGAACCCCTATATAAAGATATAAAAGATCAAATCACCCTAACGTTTAAGGGTGTCGCCACAAGCTATAAAAAAGTCACTTTTTTAAGAATGGGTATGACTGGTGGAAGCACTATAACGGCAGGAAAAGCAGATAATTTATATAGAAAACAATATAATAGGAAAGATTGCATGCTCTTTGATTTTGATCAAGTTTGTAAAAATGGAGAATTAAAGACATCAAAAATCGATACAATAGATTTATCACACTGGATAAAAGAAAATTTTTCTCAAGATGATTATATAGTTTTAAAAATAGATGTCGAAGGCGCTGAATACGAAATATTAAATCATTTAATAAAGAATAGATGTGTGAAATTTTTAAATGAATTAAAAATAGAATTTCATAATGGTGGCGAAGACAGATACATAGAAAGATTAAAAATGCACAATAGAAATCTAAAAATCGATTCGACGTGGGACGCCATGCATCCACCATATCTTTTAAATAAGCAGTCTGAAGAATATTACAAAACTTACGAAAAAAACAAANACAAACACAGGGACAAACTTTCCTATAAAGAAAAAATTGAATCTTGCAAATTATTTTTATTATATATAAACGACACCAAAGAACAACAAATATTTTTTAAAAATTTTAAATNATTTTTAGATTATACATCTTTAATTGAAGATTGGAAAGAATTTATACATAAAATAGGAAAAGGAGAAACTTTATTAAAATGAGAACTTACAAAGAACACTACGAAGCTGCAAAAGCTTATTATGACGTCAAATCATCAAGTCAGTATAATGATGTTTATGACCTAAGGCTAGACGAAAATATTTTTGAAAAATCAGACAAATATTTAGAACTTGTAAAGAAGGTTGCCGATCAAGTTCATGTTAAATTAAACAATAAAGATGATATTTTAGAAAATCAATGGGCAACTCATTTAAATGGGTGGAAAGATATTAAAGAATTAGATGAATTATTTAATTTAATTATGCCAGAAATTGAGCAAAAAGTTTTTAAATCCAATGCTCAAATAGAAATTTTACACTCCTACAGAAACAAGGCTGGTGTTAATCCAGATAGTTCTTGGTTATGGCATTACGATGATTGCCCAGAGCAGTTTTTAAAATTGGTTATTTACTTAACTGACGTCACTAAAGATAATGGATGTTTCGAATACCTTGAAAATGAAAAAGGGGAATTTCCCATGGTTCCGACAAACAGAACCTATCCAGGGCACAGTGGCCAACCTTTTCACTTTAAGGGTAAAAGGATTCCCCCACAAGAAACAGAAAAAAGAATCTCAGAGGGATACAATATTAAAAGCTTAGTAGGTAAAGCTGGGACATATGCTTTAATGCATCCAAACATTTATCACAGGGCAACAGTGCCAACTGAAGGTTCTAATCCTAGAGAATGCTTATTCTTTTTCATTAGACCAGCTTTAACAAAAAGAAACTCTTATTCAGAAGGTGTTCACTCTATACTTCCAGAAAGAAATGTTAAAATGTATCCGTTAGATTAAATGAGAAAGATTTTTTTAGATTGCGGATCTAATGACGGCTGTAGTGTTAGAAAATTTCAAGACACCAAAGACAAAGAAAAACAGTTTGAATACTTTTGTTTCGAAGGTAATCCAAAATTATTTCATTACCACCCAGTAGACGAAAACTGCAAGTTTTATAAAAACATAGTATATGGTTCAAAAGATCAAATAGATTTCTATATACAAGGTTCTGGTGGCGGAAGTACAACAAGTAGAAAAAAATATCAAGGTTACCTAAACAAATATAGATGTGAAGTAGAAAAGGTTTCCTATAACCCCATCATTCTTTCAGAGTTTCTTCCAGAAAATTTTGCTAAAGATGATTACATAATATTAAAACTAGATGTAGAAGGTGCTGAATATTCAATATTACAAAATTTGCTTGACACTAATTATATATCATATATAAATGAAATATATCTTGAATGGCACATTGGACCAAAAACAGATTACGAAAACACTTATAGTTTCATATCTAACTTTACAACAGTTTGCTCAGAATTAAATATTAAAATAGACGCAAATTGGGACGCACAACAAAAACAATACTCTCCTAGCTTATGACACCAGAACACTATGAAAAAACTTGGGCAAAATGCACAAACAAACACATAGCGTCTTTTGTGGAAACAAAAGATAAATTTGAAAGTAGTTCTAGAGGCATTAAATGGTTACAGATGCAAGAGTATTCAAAGAAAGGTTGCGTATATGTTTCTAATGGAGAATTTATATACGAAGACCTAAAGGAATTAAATAAAATCAAAGACAGTAAAGTTTTAATTGTGGGTGGTGGGCCAAGCGCTTCTGATTTTGATTGGGATGCAGACGATTATGATTATATAATTTCTTTAAATCATTTTTACAAATCAGAAAAATTAAAAGGGAAAAAAGTAGATATTGCTTTTGTTGGTAACGAAGTTGACACTAACAGCAGAGACTTTTTAAAATACTATGACAATAACGATACATTAATAGCTATCGAAGATCTTGAGCATAGAGCCGAACATGTTAAAAATCTTCAAAAAAAATATGTAGACAGAACTTTTTTATGCTCTTCTAGAATACAATGTAAGTCACTTGGAGCTGGCCCTAAACTTATTACCTTTGCTTTATCCCTAGGCGCTAAACAGGTTGATGTTATCGGCATTGATGGAGTGTCAAAAGATTATGACGCAAACTCTGTACAAGATCACGCCTTCGAACAAAATAAAACATATGATAAAAAATATTCTTATGAAATACACCTACATCATTATAGAACTTTAAATTTTTATATAGAAAATACTTTCCCAAATCAAACAGTAAACAATTTGGGAGCGGGTCATCCTTACAATTGCTGGTCACATATATGAGTTATTTAGAAAATAAAAAAATATTTATAACTGGAGGCACTGGCTCTTTAGGTAAAGCTTTAATCAAAAAACTTTTAACACTAGGAGCTAAACCTATAATTTACAGTAGAGATGAAGGCAAACAAGCATTGTGTTTTAACAATGGAGAAAATGTCATTAAGATTATCGGAGATATTAGAGATTTTAACAAACTAAATACGTCTTTAAAAATACATAAACCAGACTACATTATTCATGCTGCGGCTTTAAAAAGAATTGACGATATGGAGTTTCATCCTGATGAATGTATTAAAACCAATATCAATGGTTCTGAGAATGTTGCTATGGCTGCAATTCAAAACAATATAACAAAATGTATTTTAATCTCAACAGATAAAGCCTGCCAACCAATTAACGTTTATGGGTCTTCTAAATTTATAGCAGAAAGAATTTTTACCAACTATGATTATAACTCGAGCAACACTATATTTTCCTCTGTTAGATATGGTAATGTGATCGCATCTAGAGGTTCATTTATACCAATGTTTATGGATTGGATAAACGAGGACAAAGAGATAAAAGTAACATCAAATGAAATGACTAGGTTTTTATTTACTTTAAATGATGCCGTAGACACAGTTTTGCATTCATTAGAGCACAGTATGGGTGGTGAGGTTTTTGTGCCACAAATTAATTCATATACACTACCTAAATGTATAGAAGCTTTAGAAAAAATAACAAACAAAAAAGCTAAAATTAAAAACGTAGGATTAAGACCTGGAGAAAAATTACACGAAGACATGCTGGCTGAAACAGAGTTGCCTTTTACACATAAAGTGGATAACGTAAATCTACTTCAAGTAAGACCCCAGTATTCGCAAAGGTCTTATCAGTCTTTTGAAAAATACAATGGACCACATTTTAATTCAGAACTTTGGGTTCAAAAAGACGTTGATTTAATAGTTGAGTTAATCAAAAAAGGTTTAACCTGCTAATGAAAGTTTTTGAAAGCAACTTTACAGAACAAGAGTTGTCTCCCTTAATAAATGTTATAAAAAAAGGAGAAATAGGCTTTGGTCCCAACGTAAAAATTCTAGAGCAAAAATTCAAAGAGTTTTCTAAATGCACGCATAATATTGCCACCAACTCAGCAAGCGCTTCTGCATTTATGATATTTTCCTACTTAAAAGAAAAGTATGGCGAATGTGATGTCTATACTCCGTCTATCGCATTCACTTCTCCAGCTTGGTCGGCAAAACACTTCGGACACAATTTAATATTTGTAGATGTAAATGACGAGCTTTTGTTTGATTGTGAGGATTACCGCAACAGAAGAGTAAAAACAAAAAATAAAAAAGTTGTGATGCCAATACTTTATGGTGGAGTTTCTGAAATAAAAAATTGGAATTTATTTGGAGATGAAATAGTAGTAACCGACTCCGCCCATTGTACATCACCTAAAATACCCTCAGATTTTTATTTCTTTTCCTTTCACCCTTACAAAGCAATATGCACAAGTGATGGGGGTATGATATCTACTGATATTGAAGACGCTTCTAATTATTTTCAAAGTTATAGAAATTTCGGAAGAGAAAACATAGGTGACACATATGATATAACTCAAGATGGATTTAAGTTTTACATGAATAATTTAAATGCGACGCTTGGCTTGATAAGTTTGGGCAAACAAAACGAACTAAGAAACATAAGAAAAAAAAATTATTTAAAATTTAAAAATGTTTTACCACAAGACGAAAACTCTTCTTATTATTTTGCTACTAGAATTTGCAGTAATGCAGACGATTTGATTAAAAAGCACAAACTACCCAGGCATTACCCCCTTTTGCACGAAACTAAATATTTCAAAACAAAAGAAAACATTAGACTTCCGAATAGTTCTCGTTATTATAATCAAATATTAAACTTGCCACTATATAAAGAAATAAATGAAAACCTGTATAATAGCTGAAGCTGGAGCGAATCATGATCAAAAGTACGAACAAGCGATCAAATTAATTGATGTAGCTAAAGATAGTGGCGCAGATTGCGTAAAGTTTCAAACTTATTCATCAGAAACTCTATACTGCAAAAACACACCAGACTTTGCTGGTTATAAGAATATAAATCAACTCATAAAAGATATAGAGCTACCAAGAGAGTGGCAAGGTGATTTAAAAAAATACTGCGACTCAAAGGGCATAGAATTTATGTCAACCCCGTTCGACGAAAAAGCAGTCGAAGAGTTATGTAATTTGGGCGTAAAAAGAATTAAGATAGCTGGCTTCGAATCCTCTGATTTTAGATTCGTAGATATGGTGGCTTCATCTAAATTGCCTCTTATAATTTCAATAGGAATAGGCTTCCCGATGGAAAAGTTATATATAATTAAAGAAATAACCGACAAATATGGAAATGACTTAACCCTACTTCATTGCAATAACGCATACCCGACACCGTACGAAGACGTTAACTTAAACAGTATGTTGTATTTAAAAAAGTTTTTTAACTCTGTCGGTCTCTCTGATCACACAACATCGACTTTCGTACCTTCATTGGCTGTGGCAATGGGAGCTTCTACAATAGAAAAGCACTTTACGTTAGATAAAAAACTAAAAGGCCCAGATCACTCATTCGCTCTTGAGCCAAATGAGTTAAATACCATGGTCGACATGATTAGAAAAACCGAGTTGTGTTTAAAAATTAAAGAGAACAAATTAACCAAATCTGAAAAATTATTCGATAATGCTAGAAGGTCTATTGTAGCAAATAAAGAAATCAAGGAAGGAGAAGAATTTACCATTGACAACATTACCACAAAAAGACCTTATATACTCAACAAATCTATTTTGGCGGAAAACTTTTTTAATGTTATTGGGAAACGAGCAACTCAAAACTACCTAGAAGACGATATGATATGAAAATTTTAATTATATCAAAAGATAATCTTTGGACTAAAAAATTAATAAGTCTTCTTTGCAATGAAAAATACACTTGCATTTATAGTTCAATATGTTCCGAAGAATTAATACACAATGTTAATCCAGATTGGGTATTTTTCTTTCATTGGTCAGATATAGTTTCGAAAGAAATATATAATAATCATAAATGCGTGGTCATACATACAGGAAGATTACCCAAAGATAGAGGGGGGAGTCCAATTCAAAATCAAATATTAAATGATATAAAAAGTACTAAAGTTAATGCCATAGAAATGAAGGATCAAATAGACAGTGGGTCTATCTATCATTCACTACCCCTCACATTACAAGGAAATATTACAGATATATGGCTATCAATAGCAGACGTAACACACAAATTAATTAATTATTGTGTCGCACATGATCCTAAACCTATTCCACAAACTGGCGCTCCCGAAACTTATAAAAGAATAAAAGATAATAAAATTAAATTTGACATTAGCAAAGATCTTTCTTATATATATGATCAAATAAGGATGGTAGATGATTATTCTTATCCAAATCCTTACATAGAAATAGGTGGATACGAAATACAATTTAGCAGAGCTAAAATGAACGGCGACAATATAATAGCAGATGTCAAAATTACTAAAAAATAAAAAAGCTTTAATATTAGCGGCTCATCCAGATGACGAAACCCTGGGATGCGGAGGAACTATACATAAATTATCAGAAAAGGGATACGAAATACAGTTACTTACTTTTACGGACGGAGTGGGAAGCAGGAACAATAATGAAAAAAATAGAAACTCTAAACTAGAGTTAGTGTCTAAGGTTTTAGGTATTTCTAAATATGTGGTTGGAAACTTTCCTGACAACTCAATGGATTCAATCCCCTTATTGCATTTATGTAAATTTATAGAAGAAAATGTTGATTATATGCCCGATATTATTTTCACTCATTTTGCGGGAGATTTAAATATAGACCATCAGTTAGTAACAAAAGCTTTATTAACTGCTTTTAGGCCTCAAAACGGAAATAAAACAAAAATATATTCTTATTATGTGCCATCATCAACAGATTATAATCCTATATCTTATTTTGACGGAAATTCATATTTTAAATTAAATAAAAAAAATGTAGCCGCCAAACTAAAATCTCTACGGCATTATGATAAAGAAATGAGAAAATATCCCCACACCAGAAGCTATGAAAATGTGCATAACCTTATTAAAGTTTGGGGCTCTGAAGTAGGTTTGTTATATTGTGAAAAATTTAAACTTATAAGAGAGGTTGTATGAAAATTTTATTTTTAGGATACAAAGGTTGCAAATTACATAAGCTGTTATCAACAAAATACGAAGTAAGGCAAACTGAGAACAAAATAACTTTTGACGATTATAAAGATGTTGATTATATTATTAGCTTTGGCTACAAACATATAATTAGTAAATCTATCATTGATTTGTTTAAAACAAATATAATAAATTTGCATATATCTTACCTACCTTATAACAAAGGGTATCATCCTAACTTTTGGTCTTTCAAAGATAAGACCCCAAAAGGAGTAACTATTCATTTGGTTGATGAAGGAATAGACACGGGGGACATTTTAATTCAAAAAAAAATTGACTTTTCCAAAAACGATGACACTTTATCTAAAACATACGATAAATTAATAGAAGAAATACAAAATTTATTCATTAATAATATAAATAAGATATTGAACGGCGATTTAAAACCTACAAAACAAAAAGAAAAGGGCACCTTTCATTACAAAAAAGATTTACAAAAATACAAACACATTTTAACTGAAAACTGGGACACAAAAATAAATAAATTATGAAAGAAAAAAGAACAGATTTGGAAATTATAGACGAAGTAGAAAATATCAGAACAAAAAATAATGTTAACTGGATGGATATTTTAAGACTTGCTTTTAAACACGCCCCNGAAGACGCAAGAACATTAATGGGCAGAGTTAANGAATATGATGGTAGGATTTCNGCACTATTAACAGAATTAGCTAACAATGGAAAATAAAAATATAAAAGATGTNTGNGTGGTGGTTCAAGCTAGACTTGGATCAGAAAGAGTTCCTGGTAAAATGATTAGGCCATTTGCCGAAACAACCTTGGTTGACTTGCTTTTTGAAAAACTAAAAAAATCAAAAGTAATAAGCAACGAAGATATATATTTTTCCGCTTACGAAGAAGAATTAAAACAAATAGGAAACAAACACGGAATCAAAATATTTGATAGATCCGAAAAATCAGCGATGTCTGAAGGCCAACCTTTGTCTGAGATATACGAATGGTACAATAAACTTCCTTACAAATATGTAGTTTTAGTTAGCGCCTGCAATCCTCTTTTAAAGATCGAAACAATTGACTCTTTTATTGAATCTTACATTAAGTCAAAAAAAGATGGTGGTTTTGCGGTTTTCGAAAAAAAGACTTATTACTGGGATAAGAAGCTTAATCCTATAACAGACTGGCAAGGATCAACCATAATGAACACAAAGTATGTTGAGCCAGTTTATGAAGCAGCTCACTGCTTATATGCAAGTCGTATGGATTGGATAGGTGAAGGTCTATGGATGGATAATAAGTCCCCAGCAGAGCCAGAACTATTTGTTATGGATGAATTAGAAGCTTTTGATATAGATTACGAATGGCAGTTTAAAATCGCAGAATTACTTTATAATAATTTATGATAGTTTACGTTGATATAGATCATACAATTTTCGATACAAATGGCATGGATTACGAAAGCTCACTACCAATGAATGACAGGATCGAAAAAATCAACAAACTTTATGACGAAGGCCACACAGTTATTTACTGGACAGCTCGAGGAACTAAAAGCAAAATTGATTATTACGATTTGACAAAAAACCAATTAGACAAATATGGAGTAAAATACCACGAACTTAAATTGAAAAAACCAGTCTATGATTTATTTATAGATGATAAAAACATTAACTCAGAAGAATATTTTAAATGAAAAAAGTAATTGTAACAGGAGTAACAGGTCAAGTCGGTTCTTATATGGCCGAGTTTTTATTAAAACATAAAGATGTAAAAGTTTATGGCGCTATCAGAAGATTAAGCGTCCCTAACCACAAACATATAGAAAAAATAAAAATGAATCCAGATTTTGAGCTTATTGAAATGGATCTGGGAGACGAACACAGCATCAATACCTGTATAGAAGAAATTAAACCCGATTACTTTATTAATTTCGCGGCTAATTCATTTGTTGGTTTAAGTTGGAAAATGCCAGTAAATCATTTTCAAAATAATACAATGGGTGTCTTACATCAATTAGAGGCTATTAGAAAGCATTGTCCAAAATGTCGTTACTATAACGCTGGCTCCTCTGAGGAGTTTGGTGATGTCGCTTATAGCCCACAAGACCTAAATCATCCGTCAAGACCAAGAAGTCCATACGGAGCCTCTAAAGTCTCGGCCAGGCAGATTGTGAAGGTATGGCGTGATTCTTATGATTTATTTGCTATCCAAGGATACCTATTTAATCACGAATCAGAAAGAAGAGGGGAAGAGTTTGTTACAAGAAAGATTACAATGAATGTAGCTAAAATTAAAAAAGCTTTAGATAAAGGTGAAAAACCAAAAGTATTTGAATTGGGCAACATAGACTCTCAAAGAGACTGGAGTCATGCCGAAGATTTTGTTAGAGCTGTTTGGTTAATGTTGATCGCTAAAAAACCTAAAGATTATTTATTAGCTTCTGGTGAAACTCATTCAGTGAGAGAGTTTGTTGAGAAAGCTTTTGAATACGCTGGAATCAAAACTCGCTGGCATGAAGAAGAAAACCCCTTGCACACTAAATTAATGCACCCAGAAACTGGTAGTATTTTAATGAAGATTAACAAAGCTTTCTACCGCCCAGCAGAAGTTGAGTTATTGCTTGGTGACCCAAGCGAAGCGAAAAAAGATTTGCACTGGGAAAATAGTGTTGACTTTTCTTTATTAGTTCGTAGGATGGTTAATCATGACATCGAAGAAATTAACGCCACATAGGAGAAAGCAACTAATTATTGAAAGATTAGTTGAAGTGCCCAAACTACAAAAAAAGTTTTTTTGGGCGGCTCAAATGAAAATGCTTAAAAATTTAGAGGAAAGATATTCTTTAGATTTCTTAGAAATTGTTACTTTTCCTAAAAAATATGATAGCCTGGCATACCTAGTGTCAGAGGCATTAAAAGAAACTATGGATAAAAAATGGAGAAATTTTAACTTTAAAGTTGACTTTTCAAAATACACCGTATATGATATATCTGAAAAATGTGGTAAAGATTACGAGTCCATATATAACAAACCCAAAAATACAAAAGATTTATTTAAATGAGTGATACAGATTCAGAAATACTAGAAAAGTTTCTTAAAGCTAAGAAAGACGACCATTATAACTTTGAGAAATCAGTTGATTATAAAGCGTCAAGCGGTTCATTACAGCTTGATTTAAACCTAAACGGTGGATTTGGCCCAGGCCTCCACAGATTTGTTGGCATGAACGAAGGTGGCAAAACAAGCGCCGCTTTGGAAGTTATGAAAAATATGCTTAACACCCAAAATGATGCAAAAGGCTTTTACATTAAAGCGGAAGGACGCCTTTCAAACGAAATGGTAGCTAGATCTGGTATTAAGTTTGTATACGATGCAAAAGAATGGGTAACAGGTACTTGCTTCGTATTTGAAAGCAATATATATGAGGTTGTAGTTGATGCAATCAAAACAATGGTAGAGCAAAACGAAGAGGAACACAAATATTGCTTCATCTTAGACTCTGTAGATGGTTTAATTTCTAAACAAGATATAGACAAATCCTTTTATGATTCCAATAAAGTCGCTGGTGGCGCAGTCATCGCAGCTAACTTTATGAAGAGAATGTCCATATCTCTTGCAAAAAGGGGCCATATGGCCATTTTCATTAGCCAAGTAAGGGCAGACATCAAACTAGACCCATACACGAAGGCTCCGATACGTCAGACGTCAGCAACGGGCGGTAATGCTTTATTGCACTTTGCTAATTACATTATAGAGTTTGAACCAAGGTTTAAATCAGACTTAATACTACAAAATGCGTCAATTAAACAGCCAGATCCCAAAACTAACCCCATTATCGGTCATTGGGCAAAAGCCACAATCAAAAAATCACCTAACGAAAAAACTAATAACACGATTGCCTACCCAATTAGATACGGCAGAACTGGTGGAAAATCAGTTTGGGTCGAAAAAGAACTAGTGGATTTATTGTATATGTGGGAGTTTGTTACAAAAAAAGGCGCTTGGATAACAATTGAAGAAGAATTTCGCGAATTAGTGGAGGAATCCGCTCCAGATCTACCAGAAAAGATACAGGGAGAAGCTAATCTATTTAAATTAATCGAAGAAAACGAAGCTCTTTGCAGTTTCTTAATCGATTATTTCAAAAAAAATATAGCAGAACTAGTGTAATGTTATGAAGCCCTCAGTAGGGGTTATTTTTAAGTTATGGAAATACTAAAGAAAAACAAAATTAAAGTGGGACTTGTTGTCGCGGTAATCGCGGCTTTCTTCCTTTTTGGAAACAAAGCGGAAGCACAAGACCTCACTGAAACGGTAAAGTCATGGGATATTGACGTTCAAGTAGGTAACTACGAAAAACGTATTGACGGAGGACTTTACGGAGCGCAAGATGCAGACTATGTGAAAGCATCTTCTGAATTAGGAGTAATTGGTGGATTATCACTAATTGGTTCTGTTGAGCACGTTAACGCTGATGTTGAAGAGTTATATGGTACTATTGGTACTAATCTATCAACATTCATTGGTGATGTAGCTACAGAATTATACATTACTTCTATTGATGATGTAAATGCTTACGAGGTAGTAAGTTCTTACGATGTAAGCTTATTTGGCATTGATTCCGTTGTTTCATACACAATGGAAGAAAATGGTGCATCTACAGCAGACATTGCAGTAGGAACAGACTTAGACGTCACAGAGCATTTTGCATTTTCTGTTGGAGTAGAATATGGTCAATCATTTGAATATGATGTAGATTATACTTATACTTTAGCCACAATTGGTGTTCAAACAACTTTAGATCACCTTACAGTGTATGCTAATTTAAATTATCTAAACAATGATTTAAACACAGCTCAAGGCACTGACGGAGAGTGGAAATCCACTACCGACTTTGGGGTAGCCCTCAATTTCTAATGTTAACCTAAAGAGCCCTCACATCTGTGGGGGCTTTTTTTTATGAAATTTATAACTTTATACGGCAAAGAAAAACCTATTAGAAACCCTCATAGGTATAAAATTAAATGGAATGGCAAATGCCGTAGTAAATTCCAAAAAAACGTTAGGTCTTATTTATACAAGCATTGGCGCTATGACGCTGTATACGAGGAGTTTAAGGTTGCGGGCACACAACTTAGCTTAGACTTCTATAATCACACTAAAAAGATCGCTATAGAAGTTCAAGGTGCCCAACATCTTAAATTTGTTAAGCATTTTCACAAAACTAGGGCTAATTTTGTACGCCAAATAAGAAGAGACGACAAAAAAATGGATTTTTGCGAGTTAAATGATATTGAATTAATCCAAATTTATCCAGATGACGAATTGTCTGAAGAATATTTTGAAAAGATTTTAGGTTAAGTGTAAATACAGATATGAGCAAACCAAAATTTAAAAGATTTGATGTGCCACAAAAAGTATTAGACCAATTATATGAATTGACTGGAGGGTCTGGAGCTTATAAAGGCTTTATAATAGCCTATTCTTCAGAAAAAGGAGAACCGATAGTCCATACAAAATGCGACAGTCAAGTTACAGAGTACGGTTTGCATAAAGCTTTAGAGTCTTACATATCGGATTACGATCAGTCTACATTCCCATTAGAGGAAGAATAAAAGAAAATACTTGACTTTTAACTATTATCCCACACTATGGGGTATACATGATTTATAGTTACGAAATTGAAAAGCAGGTTTTAGCGGCCTTTTTGCAAAAACCAAAGATATTTATTAATTATCTAAATGTCTTAAATCAGAAAGACTTCTACGATAAAAACTCATTGTTACATAAAACTTTGTTTCTAATCTTAAGCAAGTCTTTGGAAAAGAACGAAAACATTGATGATGTGATTATTGTTCAAAGGATTCAAGATCTTGGGATTAAGTTCGAGGAAGATATAAACATCCTAGATTATGTTAGGTCTTTATCAATGAGGAAAATACATTCCGACGACAAGATAGAAAGCTCTATAAAAGAGCTTAAAAAACTAAGCGTTAGAAGAGAAATATCTGCTACTGGTCAAAAAATCACAGAGCAAATGAAATCATTGAATACGGACGTGCCATATTTAGAAATAATTGAATTAGCAGACAAAACTTATAATGATCAGATTAATCTTTTTGAAGTGGGGGATGATGTCCCACAAAATATTTATGACGAGATGGAGAGTTTCATCGAAGACAGAGGTAACAACCCAGTTGAAGAATTTGGCATGTTTGGCCCTCATGAAAAAATTAATGACATATATGGCTCTCTTCTTAGGCCAGGCAACATAACTGTTATAGTGGCTCGCTCTGGTGTTGGTAAAACACAATTTTGCATGGACTATGCAACAAAAGTTGCGTTAAAATACGATGTGCCTGTATTACATTTTGATAATGGAGAGATGAGCAAAGAAGAGTTGATTATTAGACAGTGCGCGGCAATATCGGGAGTAGCTTCCCATCTATTAGAAAGCGGCAAATGGAGACAAGCTGGAGATGACGTTGTAAAGAAAGTGCGTTCTGTTTGGTCTAAAATAAGTAAACTTAAATTTTATTATTATAATGTCGGGGGAATGGATGTAGATTCAATGATCAACACTCTTAAAAGATTTTACTTTTCACAAGTCGGTCGCGGCAACAAGATGATTTTCTCTTTTGATTATATTAAAACATCTTCAGATGGAATAAGTGGAAACAAAAACGAGTGGCAGTTGGTTGGTGAAATGGTAGATAAGTTTAAAAAATGTATTCAAAAAGAAATACTAGAAGATGGCGCTCCAGTTATACCAATGATAACGTCTGTTCAATCAAATCGTAGTGGCATCACAACAAACAGAAATGCGCAAAACATTGTTGACGATGAATCTATCGTTTCTTTATCAGATAGAATCACCCAATTCTGTTCTCATATGTTTATCTTGCGTCAAAAAACTACAGATGAGATTGCTGACGATGGATCTTCCTTTGGTACTCATAAATTAATAAACGTAAAGTCTAGACATTTAGGTAAAGATATTGCAGGTGCAGTTGAACCAGTTCAAGTAGACGATAATTTACGAAAGAATTTTATCAACTTGCATTTTAAAAACTTCAACATCACTGAATGCGGAGACTTAAGAGATATCGTCTCTTTTAGAAACTCTGGCGGAGATTTAATTAACACACAATCAGATTTGCCTTCTTTTGATGACCTATAAGGATACATTAGAAAAATTGGGATACCAATTACAAGATTGTGGTTCTCATTGGAGAACTAGAGCTGTATATAGAAGTGGAAAAAACAAAACCGCTATTATAATATATAAAGACTCTGGAGTTTGGAAAGATTTTGGTTTAGACGATCAAGCTAAACCTTTTTCAGCTTTGGTTAGAGAAACATTAAAAACTGATAATCCAAAAGTTCTTGCAGAATATTTAAATTCTTTGCCACAAGAGGTTAATAGTGAACCTAAAATAGAAAAAATAGAAATGGAAAAAATATACCCCGAATCTTATTTGGATAAATTATTGCCAATTAGAAATTTCTATGAAAAAAAGAATATATCTAGCGATACTCAGAAAAAGTTTAAATGTGGGTACGCAGGTAGTGGTAAAATGTACCGCAGGATGGTTTTCCCAATTTACAATTTAAACGGCCAAATACACGGCTTTTCTGGACGTACAGTGTTAGAGGGAGATGGCATACCCAAATGGAAACACATGGGAAGAAAAACAGATTGGATATTTCCAAATCACCTTATAGAAACAGACAAAGAAGTTATTATAGTAGAAAGTATAGGCGACTGTTTAGCTTTACATGAAGCTGGCTTTCATAATGTATTAGTGGCTTTCGGTTTAGACGCATCTTCTAAGCTCATCTCTTTTATAAATAGTTTTAATCTAGAGCGTGTCATTATATCAATGAACAACGACCAAGAGAAACAAATGAACTCTGGTGGCCAAGCTACCATTAAAACTGCAGCAAAATTAGCTCAAATATACGATTTAAATCAAATATGCATTAATCCGCCCCTCATGAATGATTTCGGCGACATGTTGGAATCAAATTCTTCTAATATTAATATCTTCTCAGATTGGTATAAGAGAAAATGTAAGTGGAATTTGGGAGACAAAAAAACCCAAGATTGGATAGTTAATCAAATTAAGACAAACAAGGTTCTGCTCAAGAACGGTAATTGTAAAAAACTTTTAAAAATTTTAGATGGAAGTTAAATTATCAGCAAGTCGTATAAAAACAGCTCAATCTTGCAGTTGGTTATATTGGTCAAAATATAAATTAAAGTTGCCAGAGCGAGGCAATGACGGCGCCAGAAGAGGTACCGTGTGCCATAATGTTTTTGAGCATTTATCTAAACAAAAAACCAAAAATCAATTTAACAAAATAGTTAAAGCTAAAGATCCGTTTGCATCGAAGGCTGTTGAAGATTTAATTATGTCTGATGCTACTGAACTTGGAGTCACGGACGAGGATAATATGAACCTTATCAAACAAATGATTCTCAATGGTTTGAGTTGTAATTTTCACGGAGAAGATTTGGGTGTCCCAGATGAAGCTCATGCAGAATTAGATTTTGATATAGAAAAAAATGGTTACCACATTCGTGGGTTTATTGACCAACTGTTTTTATACAAAGAAAAAAAAATCGCTATCATAAGAGATTACAAAACAAGCAAGAAGATGTTTGAGGGTAAAGAAAAAGATGATAACCTTCAAGACTACATGTACTGTTTAGCTGTAAAACATTTATTCCCAGAATATGTAAACAGAAATGCAGAATTTTTGTTTTTAAAGTTTGATCTAAAGAAAAAAGGCTTAATGAAAATGAAGCCACTAGACGAGGATGATTTAGAAGGCTTTGAAATGCAGTTAGAAAATATACAAAACTATTTAGAAAATTTTAGCGAGTCTGATGCTAAAAGCAGTTTTGCATATGACAAAGGTTTTCCAGACGATGGAACATTTAGCGGCAAATTGCAGTGTGGGTTTGCCAAAGAAAAAAATCAACTCAAGAAAGACGGAACAAAAATGTGGCATTGTCCGTTTAAGTTTGATTTTTTTTATGTAGAAGTGTTAAACCACCTAGGAGAACACATAATGTCATCCTTTCAAGATGATTTTGATAAAAGTATTGTTCCAGAAGGCGGTAGCCATTCAATTAAATATTATAAAGGTTGTCCAAAACACTTGACAAATTAAAATTATCACCTATATTGGTGACATGATACCATTCTTTAAAACACATGCATCTATCGGTAAAAGCATTTTACGCATAGATGATGTCTACGAACTAACAAAAGACTTTGATGAAGTTTATTTCATTGAAGACAGTATGACAGGCTTTCCAGAAGCGTTTAGGAAATTTGGAGATAGGTTGCGGTTTGGTTTAAGATTTTCCATGTACAACGAAGATGGAAACCAAGAATCTGAAAGTAAAATGATTGCATTCGCCAATGGAGATGCGGGGGCAAAAGAATTATATAGGTTATTCACAGAGCAGTCTGACATTAAAATTTCAAAACCTTGGGACTTTACTAAAGAGTTACAGTATATAGTGCCTTTTTACGATTCTTTTTTACACAAGAATTTAACGACCTTTTCTAACTGTGTTATTGATTTGCCGTTTGATGTTCCTTTTATGCTTGAGGATAACAATCTACCGTTCGATTGTTTAATCGGAGATAAAATATTAAGCTATTGCAAAAACAATCCAAATCAGCATTTTTATGGTAAGTCAATATACTACGAAAACAAAGAAGATGTTTTGGCTTTTCAGACTTATAAATTAATTTGTAACCGCAGGATAGGTAGAACTTACGATCTATCAAACCCTGGACTAGATCACTTTGGTAGTGATGAATTTTGCTTTGAATCATGGAAGACTTACTCAGATACAACTTTAAACAGCGCTATATAATTTTCGATACCGAAACAGAGGGGTTAAATTTAATCACCTCTAAACCTTGGCAAATAGCTTGGATTGAGTGTGAAGGCAAAAAGGTTATCAAGAAACATAATCGCTTTATTAAATGGGACGATCTAAACGTTTCACCAGATGCTGCTCGAGTCACTGGATTCGATAGGGCTTATTACGAATCTGTTGCAGAAGATCCAAAGGTTGTTTGGGCAGATTTTGAAAAAGTTTTGTATGGCAATAATATTATCCTTGGTCATAATATCCTTGGTTATGATATTTACATCTTGGGTATTTGGGCTAGAAAAATAGGTCAAAGATTAAATCACGAAAACTTTATTGGTCAACTTTTAGATACAAATATTTTGGCTAAAGCTATTGCGGAAGATAATAGAAAACCAGAAGATGATCTTCTTGCTTGGCAAATGCGATACTTAAATTTTAGAAGACGCGGTTTAAAAACAAATCAAAAACATCTATTACAACATTATAATATTGACTTTGACGAAAATAAACTCCATGATGCCTTATACGACATAGAAAAGAACTTTGATATTTTTCAAAAACAAATATGGGAATTAGAAATATGAATATAGATTTTACATCAAATTTTAACTCAATTATTATTGAAAGACCAGATCGCTTTATGCATTTAGTTCAGTGGGGTTCATTTGTCCTACCTCGTGAAATGCTCGCAGACATTGAACAAACCAATTTGTTTCAAACTGAAAACCTAAATAATTCTAATCTTACCTATAAAATTAATGAATCTGGAATCTTAATGTCTAGAGAGGGAGAGGTAGATTGGGCCTCTGAATCGCTTAATGGTGAAATAAAAATAAGCACAATCTCTAACAATATTATTATAGAGTTCGAAGCTACTTTTCAAAACGGTTCTTTAGCAAAAGCTAATTGTATCGAAGTTAAAAAAGTAAACATAAACATTAAAGAGCTACAAAGAAGACATGAATTTAATTTAAAAGAAGCTCTTTCGTCTCACGAATCAGACAAAGAATCTTTAATTGGAGACCAAAAGAATCAATCGAAAGAACAATCTAAGACTTTAAAGGAAATGCAAGATTCCTTAGAATCTGCCACAAACATCTTTAGAGAAAAGTTAGTATCTGCAAAATTAAAATTCGAGGAAGAGCAAAAACAAATAGAAGAAAAAGTATTTGAAGAAAAACAAAAACTAGCCGAAGAGAAAGAAGAAGCTTTAAAAGAGAAAGACAAAGCTCTAGAAGACCAAAAGCTAGAATTTGAAAAGCGAAAAAAAAAATATACCGACACTTTATCAAACTCATCGAAATGTATCAAGACGAATGAAGAAAGAATTGGTAAGCTCTCTGACACGATAGATCAACTATTGGGAGACATTGAGTTTATAGAAGAAAGAAAAGAGCACTTTAAAAAAGAGTTAGCTAAAGAAAAAGATATCAATTTAAAACTTTTAAGCGCTCAAAAGGATGATTCTAAATTTAAAGACTTAGAAATAAAATCCTTAAAAGCTAAATTTGAATCAGAAATTAATCAACTAAAAGTATTGGATAAATACAAAAGAGATAACGATTTCTCCACAAAAATAGTAGAGAAAAATTCACATCATCAAAAACACATAGAGGAAATTAAAAACAATTTTGAGACAGAGAAGAACAACCTAATCAAAAAGTTTGAAATTAAACTTGACAAAGAGAAAGAAAAGTATCATAAGGATACAGATATAGTAACAAAGAAAAAATCTATACTACAAAAAATCAAAGATGTCTTTAGCAAATTTAAAATCCTTTAAAACACCTATGCCAGTTGGCGTTAGACTACCAGAAATTGAGGTAGAACAACGCTTTTATGACGAGTTAAACATATCAAATACCTCGTCTAATTATGACTTGTTGCGTGAATTATGTTTGAAAGGTGTGCAACAAAGAGAAATATATAAGCTCAAGAACAAACAAGAGTATTACGATCGTGTGAAAATGGAATTAACCGTCTTGCAAGAGCTTGGTTTTATTGATTACATACTTCTAAATTGGGATATTCTTAATTTTTGTCACGAAAACGACATACCAACTGGCCCAGGTAGAGGCTCTGCCGCAGGTTCTTTGGTATTATATTTATTAAAAGTAACAAATATTGATCCAATTCAGTATAATCTCTTTTTTGAGCGATTTGTATCTAAGAGCAGAGCTAAAAAGACCATTGTTGACGATATAACGTACCTAGACGGCTCTTTGTTGGCTGACGTGGACAATGACATCAGTTACGATAGAAGAGCCGAGGTAATCAAATATATCGAAGATAAGCATAAAGGTAAAACATGTAAAATTTTAACTCTCAACACATTGAGTAGCAAATTGTGTGTAAAGGAGTGCGGTAAGATCGTAGGGGGTTTTTCAGAGGAAGATGTTAATGATATTAGCGCCTCTATTCCAAAGCAGTTCGGTAAGGTATTTAAGTTAAATAAAGCTTACGATGAAAGCGAAAAACTTAAAAAGTTTTGTGATGACAACCCAAAAGTATTTAAAATAGCCAGAAAACTAGAAGGATTAAATAAGAACACTGGCGTTCACCCATCGGGGATTGCGATTAGTTTCTATAATATCGACGAGGTAATGCCAATGCAAAAAACAAACGATGGCAATTATGTTTCGGGGTATGATATGAATGATGTGGCATCTTTGATGGTTAAGTTCGATATTTTAGGTCTAAGAACTTTATCTGTTGTTTATGATACACTTCAGCAATTAGGTAAAAAGGTAGAAACTATAGATGTCGAATCAACAGATATATATGAAAATTTCAAATTCATTGAGGCACCAAAAGGCCTCTTCCAGATTGAAGCGGACACAAACTTTAAGGCAGCTAGGAAAATTGCTCCCAGGAACCTTGAAGAACTGTCTGCTGTTGTCGCTATTGCTCGTCCTGGTGCTCTTGATTACTTAGACACGTACGCTAGCTATGTAAAGACTGGTGTTTTCAGTTCTGTGCATGAGTTCTTTGATGATATACTTTCGTATACTGGCGGGATACCTTTATACCAAGAGCAGTTAATGCAAATGGCTGTTAAAGTTGGTTTTACATTAGATGAAGCGGAACAACTAAGAAGGATTGTCGGCAAAAAGAAAGTAGATTTAATGCCAGCTTGGAAAGCTAAGATTGAAGAAAAAGTAGAAGAAAAAGATTTACCAAAACAGGTCGGTGACGTTTTATGGAAGGTGGCAGAAGATTCAGCTAATTATTCTTTTAATAAATCACACTCAATTAGCTACGCTACATTAGCTGCGATAACAACATACTTGAAATTTAATCATTCCAAAGAGTTCTTTTTATCACTGCTTAAAATGACAAAGCATGAACCAGATTCTCATGCAGAAATTTCTTTAATTAGCCAAGAGCTCTGTCTCTTTGATATGAAGCTTTTGCCACCAGATTTATCCAAGTCTGACGTTGAGTTTTCTATTGAGGATAAAAACATTCGTTATGGAATTAACAGTATAAAAGGTGTTTCTGAAAAAACATTAGAAAACTTAGTTGAGTTTAGAAAATCTGAATTACTGCAACAAACCAAATATGATGTTTTTGTTTCAGCTAAACAATCTGGTATCAATATTGGTATTGTATCTGGCTTAATACAAGGCGGAATGATGGACTCTTTCTGTAATTTTGTTGATGGTGTTCCAAACAGATGCCGTCTAGTCTTAGAGGCTCAAGCATTTAACCTTCTGACAGACAGAGAAAAAAGAAACTTTATTAGTTTAGGCGATAGACTTGATTACGACATTCTTAATTCTATTGCTTACGTTAAAAAAGAAAACTATCCAGGAGATGACTCTAAGCCACTAATGAAAGACTCTAGATTTAAAACTTTCAAAAGAGATTACGATAAGTACCGTCAAATTTATGACAAAAATAAAGAGCATTTAGTTTTCGCTAACTGGTACTTTGAACGCAAGTATTTGGGATATAGTCATTCTAATGAAATTAAAAAAGTTTTTAAAGAGACTAAAAACTTAGTAAACACATTGGAATTAAAGTCCGTTGATCTTAACGACCGTGTAAAGTTTGTCGGAGTTGTGACAGATTGTGTGTCAAGAAAAAGTAGGGCTGGAAACAAATATATGATGGTCGAAATACAGGATGATTATGGAAAAATTAAATTTATGATGGCCAATAACAGAAGATCTGCCGCGCTAGACATTTACTTAGAGAGAGGTGGTAAAAAACCTAAAGAAGGGCAGATTGTATTTATATATGGCAGTAAGGGTGATGATATAATATTCGGAGAAAAAATAAATATCCTGGACGAAAAAATCTATACAAGATTATCCGAAATAAAATGAGTGATTTTTCAAATTATAATTTAACACCTTCGGCTAAAAATGCTTTAGTGCAAGCTCAAGACATAGCGGAGGAGCATGGCCACTTAAAAGTGATAGACGTCCATTTGATTTATTCCGTGCTTTGTTTGAATCATGCCAATATTGATTTTTGCATGGAGTCTAATGGTCTTTTAAAGGAAGGTTTTTCTGAGTCTATACTTTTAGTATTGGAAAGATACAAAGAGCCAAAAAGAAAAAAGAAAATATTTGCTCCAGAAATATTCGACATTTTAGACGAAGCCCAAAAAACAGCAGATAAAAATGAAGATCAATTTATAGGAGTCGATCATATTTTTATATCTATATTACAAACAAGAAAAGAATTAAGAGCTTTCTTTATAGGTCTTGAAGTTGATGTTATAAAATTATGTGCGTCTCTTTTATACACAATTAAATACGGAATAGATTACTCCACACCTCCCCCTATTCCAAGCAACAATGTGCAAAATCAACAAAAACCAAAACAAGATATAGGTGATTGGTGCGAAAACATGAACAAAACCATCAAAGAACGTGGGACGTTTGAAATTTTTGGTAGAGAAAAAGAAATAAATAGAACTTTCGAAATTCTTTTAAGAAAAAACAAAAGCAATGTTATTTTAGTTGGAGAAGCTGGTGTTGGCAAAACTGCCATTGTGGAAGGGTTAACTGAAAATATACTACAAAAAAAATGCCCCAAATTCTTATTAAACAAAAAAATACTTTCTTTAGACATGACTTCTGTTTTAGCTGGCACAATGTATCGTGGTCAAATGGAAGAAAAGGTAAAATCCATAATAGATGAAATATCTAGTAGCGATGAATATGTTTTGTTTATTGATGAAATACACACGATTGTCGGAGCAGGAAATTCTGAGGGTGGTTTAGACTTAGCTAATAGCTTAAAACCAGTCCTATCTAGAGGTGGATTTGCTTGTATTGGGGCTACAACAAAAGATGAGTACGATAAATACTTTAAAACAGACTCTGCCCTAAATCGTCGTTTTGAAAAGATAGATGTGTTAGAGCCAAGCAAAGAAGAAACTTTAACTCTAATGAAAAAAGCTAAACTTTCATATGAAAAATTTCACAATATAAAATTCACTCCATCAATTATTAAAAAAGTTATTGACTTGTGTTCAGAATATTTACCTACTAAAAAATTCCCAGACAAAGCTTTTGATATTTTAGATGAAGCTGGGGCAAAAACAAAAATACAAAACATTAAAGAGGAAGAGGGTAAAAGGGTTGAGGCCGACACGATATATGAAATTTTTGCACAAAAACTAAATACAAGTATTGACAATGTAAAAACAAATACCAATATAAATGTAGGCAATAAAATAGGTTTTTAATTATGAGAAAAATAAATCGTATAGTAAATACAATGAAAAAAAGCGGAGGTCGTTTCTTCGGTCTTCGGACAAAAAGTGGAAATAGCTACAACGCTCAATTCGTCAAAGAGACCCCAAAGTATATCGTTATTCACGATAGAAATGCTGGTTGTCGACGAACATTTGCAAAAGCTAGTTTGACTGGCTTAAAAATGGGTACAGTTAGTATCTAATTACGAAGGTGGTAGAAATACCACCTTTTTTATTTATAATATACTTATGCTTGAAGAAGATTTAAATCCAAATGTAAATTTTTCTGAAATATTGAAAGGGCGTTTAATAACTAGCACTTTTGATTTTACCATGAGTGATGTAGAAAAATCTTTTCTAAAGGACATATTCGAGAAAAACCCCAAAATAAAACATGAATTTAAAAAAATAGATTCAATAGAGCTTTTAGACAGAAATTTCTTTTATGATATTTACAGGTTTAAATGCGAGGGGAAAGGATATTGTTTAAAACTTGGAGACAGACACGACAATTACATATTTAAAAGAGAGTATTCTTTTTTAGACAAAATCAAAGAAAAAAAAATATCGCCAAGACCCATATTGAATGGAAGGGGTAAAGATTATTCGTACTTAATTACCACCTATGAATTTAGCGAATCAATAAAACAATTAGGTATATCGTTTTTGATATCTAATATAAAACTTTTTTCTAAGACTTTAAAAGATATTCATGAATCTTCTAAGACGGAATCAAGCGAAAAAGAAATGTTCATTGATATGTATATTTCAATGGGGGCTTTCAATGAAATTTTAGATCAAAAACAATTAAATGCTTTAAGATCTTTTGGGAATTTTGAAAAATGTGAGCAGATACTAAAGGGACTAGAAGACACAATAAAGATTCAAGTTCCATCAATGGTAGAGCAGGATCCCTGCATATGCCACATGAACTTAACGGAATCAAATATACTGTATAGAGGTGGGTTATTTAAATTATGTAATTTTCATAAATCTTTTAATCTTAACCCGCTTTGGGATTTAGCAATGACCTCTTTAAATCTTGGGTTTAACAGTCACCCCAAATTAGAAGAAAAATTTATTAAGCATTACTCCAAAGAAAACATGCATCATATAAAAAACATCTTACCAGCATATAAAGACGTTTGTTATAAATTAATTTTGTATGAAATTATATGCGTTTACTTTTATAAAATAATCATTACAAAAGAAGATAGATCTCTTGAAAGTTTGTTCTTTGCGTATGAAACTATTAGGCCATTGATATTAAATGAATTTCCAATGTATACAAAGATATTAGACCCAATGTTCGGCGATTTTAATAAAATTTAATGAAATTATTTTTTGACCATATTTGTGGTAAACAAGCAGATACTGACTTCATACACACTTTAGTCAGTGCCACAGTAAATAAAGAAGAAGAACAAGAAGCTTTAGATAACGGCTGGTGCCCATCTAATATATGGTACAAACAAGATACAAATTTTGTTAAACAAAATAAAATCATTTGGTATCAAAGCAGACAAACTCGACTAGATTTAAGCAAGTACACGGAAACCAAGAACGAAAAAAAAGCTTGGAAAAAAATCGCCAAGGGGAATGTTAAAACAGAAATAACTACTGACCCAGATTTTAAAAAATTATATAAAATTTATAAAAACTATGTTTGTTATAAAAAATTTTCTTCAGTATTGTCTCAAGAAGAGTTTATTGAAGTTTACGAAAAAGGAAATCACGTTTTTTTAATTTATGGAGACGTCGCTTTCAGTGTCGTGCAAAAAGTAGGAAAAAGCTTATTAGCTTATCAATTTTGCTGGGGTTATGAAGATAAAGTATTAGGTTTAGGCAGATTTTCTACATATAAAGAAATAAGTTTAGCTAAAGACTTAGGCTTAAAATATTTATATCTTGGGCCAAGTTACGAAAGCCATGGAAGGTACAAAAGCTCATTTCCAGGATTTGAGTTTTGGACAGGTAGAAAATGGTGCTCTGATGAATCAAAATACTTTGACTTATTGGATCAAGATGAGAAAATAATTTCCGTTGAAGATTTAATTGGTTCTTACAATTCATTTTTTGATTCTTTTTCAGTATAATCTAAATCCTTAAACTCTGTCATAAAAGAGTTGTCGGTATACTTGACTCTCTTATTTTCTACACTGTAAAAATTTTGATCTATTTCGTACCCAGGATTTTTAGTTAAAGGCTCTTCTACCCAAGCGTCATCATGCCATACAATTCTATTGTTGGGGTATGCGTAAAAGTTTCCATTTTCCATTTTAAACATATGGGCGCATTTGTGTTCTGGATGTTCAGAAAAATTTGTATCTAAAATTGCTTTGTTTTCCCAGCCCCAATCTATTGTAAACATATATTCTCCCCATTCTCTTTTGTTTGAAGGGGTTATAAGGACACCTCTAAGACCTTTAAGTCTAGACCTCACCCCTACATCAACATAGGGCGAAAAACAGTCCCAGTACATAGCTTCTTCTAATGGTACTGGGTCACACTCTTTCCAACATAGCGCTGTAATCGGTCTTCTAGTCCAGTTCACTCCATTGTCTAAATAACACTCAAACAATGGCACTCTTTTTTCCATTGATGTAACTGAATGAACATCACACATTGTGTATTCTTCGTGTCCTTTTTTGTGGTTATATAAATATTCGTTTCTAATGAAACATGTAAATGTTGGTAAGTTGTGAGTTAAATAAGGCATATAAAATATATTAAATTTACTATAGAATTTTACACTTTTTGTTATATAATAATCCAAATGCAATACAATTTATATAAACCAAACGCCAAATCAACAGGTTGCGCTTTTTCTTTTAAAATCATCACAAAAGATAAAGAAGGCAATCCATCAAAGCCAACATTTTTAATTCAAGCGATTAAACAAGCCAGTTGGAATTCCAGTAAAAAAACAGGGTCTTTTAGTGCCAATGCCAAAGATCCAGAAAAAAATATTTATTGCAAAATCAATGAAAACGAAGTTGGCGCAATCATTGACGCTATTGAAAAGTATACAGATTGGTCAGCGTACCATACTTATAACGATGATAAAACAACAATGTCATTCAAACCGTACACAAAACCAAATGGCGCAGAAGCTTGGTCTTTTGGTGTGATTAAAAATTCCGCTTTAAAATTCGGCATAGGTATTGAAAAGGGCGAAGCCAGAACTTTTAAAACATTATTGGAATTATATTTAATTACATTATTTAGTTATGAATGTTTATGAAAACGATACTTTACCACTCAAATAACTCTAAAGCTTTTACTGGTTTTGGTAAGCATTGTAAAAATATTTTAAAATACCTACAAAAAACTGGTAAGTATAAAATAGTTGAATTTGCAAACGGCTCCAAATGGAACGACCCATCGAACCAATTCAAACCCTGGGAGTGCAAAGGTAGTTTACCAGACGATCCATCAGTTTTACAACAATTAAACAATGACCCAAACCGAGCTCGTGCGGCTGGTTATGGAGGTGAGATGGTAGATGAAGCTATTAAAAAATATAAACCAGATCTTTATATTGGGGTCGAAGATATATGGGGTTTTGGAGGTTATTGGGACAGACCTTGGTGGAATAATATAAATAATATGATTTGGACTACATTAGATAGTCAACCAATTTTGCCTCAAGCCTTAGAAGCTGCACCAAAAACAAAAAACTTTTTTACTTGGGCCTCTTTTGCAGAAAAAGATATGGCTAAAGAAGGTCATGATCATGTCAAAACATTGCATGGCACAGTCAACACCCAAGATTTTCATAGATTGTCAGACACTCAAAGATTTCAATTAAGAAATAAATTTGGCATATCCAATGATTATATTGTTGGTTTTGTATTTAGAAATCAACTTCGCAAAAGTGTTCCTAACTTATTAGATGGTTTTAAAACTTTTAAAAAAGACTGTAGGAACGCTAAATTACTTCTACACACTCATTGGTCAGAAGGTTGGGACATACCAAGATTAATAAAAGAAAAAGGTATAGACAACAAAGATGTGTTGACTACTTATTTCTGCACTGCTTGCAATCAATATGAAATCCGTCCATTTACTGGTCAAAAACAAACATGTGGTCATTGTGGAGCAAAGGAAACATTGAACACTACTAATGTTGGCGCTGGCGTTAGCGAAGAACAACTAAATGAAATCTATAATATGATGGATGTTTACTGTCATCCGTTTACAAGTGGAGGTATGGAAATACCAATCTTTGAAGCTAAATTAACGGAGCTAATTACTCTAGTAACAAATTATTCATGTGGTGAAGATTCTTGCACTTCTGAAAGCGGAGGACTTCCACTTGAGTGGGCTGAATACAGAGAACCTGGTACTCAATTTATTAAAGCTTCCACTTACGCATCTAGCATAGCCAAACAACTAAAAAAAGTTTGGCAAATGAAAAGAGACAAAATAAGAGAAATCGGCAAGAAAGCTCGAGAATTTACAATTAAAAATTATTCAATAGAATCTGTCGGCAAAAAACTAGAAAATATTATTGATAACATGCCAGATATTGAATATGATTATATTTTTGGTGATGATAAAAAAAACAAAGACTTAGAAGAACTATTAGATCCAGGCAGAAGATTGGCCGTTGTCATGCCAGAGTCCGCTGGTGATGTTTTGTGGATTAATAGTTTGATGGATAATACTAAAAAGCTTTATCCAGATCACGATATTTACGTATTCACTAAACAACATTTTTTTGATTACATTGAAGACCACCCACATGTTCACAAAGTATTACCTTATGCTCCAGAAATAGATAACTTGCATTTCTTGGAGGGTAAAAGTCTGCACAAAGGATATTTTGAAATGGCATTCTTGCCTCACTATGGAACTCAAAGATTTCATAATTACCACCATAATGGATTAGATAAAACTCAATTTGAATTATATGAAAATTAATATACCAGTTTCTGCAGGAGAATTAGTTGACAAGCTAACCATTCTTGACATAAAGATAGAAAACATTAAAGATAAAAATAAAATTTCTAATATAAAATACGAAAAAACGCATTTACAACACTTGTACGAACAAAAATGGTATCATAAGTTTGTTGATGTAGAGGCCTTACGCGACGTGCTTTATCAAATTAATAGGGGCTTGTGGGCGATAGAAGACGCCATAAGAATAAAAGAAAAAAACAAAGAGTTCGACGAAGAGTTTGTTAAATTAGCTAGAGATGTTTATAAAACTAACGACAAAAGATTCGAAACAAAAACAAAAATCAATAAACTTACCCAATCAGAAATAGTAGAAGAAAAATCATATGAGTCATATAATTGAAGTTTACGCAAAAGATCTTGGCGTTAAAGTAGGAAAGCCAACAATAACCGAGCACTTCTACCCAGGATTGCCAGAAAAATATATTACGATACATTCATCCAATAAAATGGTTGCATCGGATTATAAATATTGGGACATTGTGCTTTGGCTTGTGGACGATCATTTAAGTAAAAATAATATTAAAACGGTGCAAGTGGGAGGCCCTGACGACAAACCAATAAAAGGGATCGATGTAAATCTTATAGGTACCTCATTTAAACAAATGAATTATATCATAAATAATTCTTTAACACATGTCGGTTGTGATAGTTTGCCTGGGCATATAGCAAGTTCTTATGATATACCATCTGTAATTTTGCATTTTAATCTTTACAAAGAAAACTCAAAACCAATTTGGCATGAAAAAAATACATGCGTAAGCATAGAGCCAGACTTCAGTGAGAAAAAACCATCTTTTGGTTTAAATTGCTCGCGTATAAATGAAATTAAACCAGAGATTATAGCCCAATCAATTTTAGATCAATTAGATATTAAAGAAAAAATAGAATTCAAAACAGTAAGAATTGGGCGAGAGTTTCATAATGAATCAGTAGAAATTGTTCCTAACTTTTTTGGCGAATCCCAATCATTATTTCAACAAGCGATTAACTTGCGTGCTGATCTACACTTTGATTTAAATAACATCATTGCTTGGAGTCAGTATTGCTTAGTTAACCTGCATTTAAACCAAGAAATATCAGAAGAAGCTCTACATAACTGCGTTAACTTGAAGCAAATTGTTTTTCATTATTCAGAAAAGCACCAAGACCAAGATCTAAACAAATTTTTTAAAATTTTAAAAAATAAAAAAATCAATCTAATTATTATTTGTGCAGAGCATACGAAAAACATTTCTGAAATTAGATTAAAGTATTTCGACTACGCAGTTACAGAAATTAAATTTCCTAAAAATGAAGTTAAAGCTTCAAAATACCTTTCTAAAAAAAGCTTTATCACAGACGGTAAATCTTTTACTTCTGAATCTTCTGCAAAAAGACTTGACAATTCTAATAACTTCGTTTACGATGAAGTTTCATCAAAAGAATTAGAAAGTTTATATTTATATGAGTAGTCCAGAAAAATACAAAAGAAACGAACACGGCTTATTAGAGTCTATAGAATATGTTTTTAACGAAGATGGTTCCGTCAATTGGCGAGCCATGATTCATTCAGATCATTTATATCCAAACAAAGATTGGTTTGAGTACAGGAAAATGCCTGTACCAGATTCTGTCGAAGGCTTGAATGACAATCAATTGCTTATTAAAATAAGCGGTATCAAAGAACTTGCAAGACTTCGCGGTTTCCACAATGTTACATATGATGTAACGGAATCTTCCGATAGCCGTGTAGTTGTTCAGTGCATGGTTAATTGGATTGAAAATTATGAAAGCAACGGCACACAAACCTTTGCTTCAATTGCTAACGCTACAACAAATAATACAAATGGTTTTGCAGCTAAATTTTTAGAATGCATAGCTGAGAATCGTGCCTTTGTTCGTTGTGTTCGCAACTTCCTAAATATTCACATAGTCGGTGCTGATGAGATAGATAGCTCAAAAAACAAAGCGCCTATTGACGTAAGCACCCCTAAATCAACTGATATTAGTCCCCAAGGCATCTTAGCTAAGAATCTTATGGACAAGTTAGGGGTAAGCGATTTTGAAGGCTTTAAGGACTGGCTAAGAGTTCTGTATAAAGACGGGACATATAGCGGAGATGCAGAACAAGTTAAAACTTGGAACGCTTTTAAAGATATACCAGCCAAAGAGTGCCGTAAACTTCTTAAGTTATTGTAGTTTTATAAAAACTGGTATCTACAACATCTTCGTTTTGGATTAAATCGAATCTAAGATCAAAGCCAGTATTCATTTGCCCATAGGTCAATCTATTTTGAACCTCAGTAAATGTGTATTGGTTTTGTTTGTGATTCTCTGCAACCATATTATAGTTGTCTCCAGTCTTAGCGTATACATTGACGCTGAAACTTAATGTAGATAAGTCTAAATTTCTAGCGTATTCGTCTACGGAATTTATGAAATAAGAGCAATCATTACTTAAAGACTGCCCACTTCCATAACCTGTTCCATCGACTCTCACTTGTCCAAAAATAACATCTCCGTCTATTTTTCTAATTAGAGGTTTTATGTATCTTTGAGTTGGCGGTGAGATTGAAAAAGTTTTTGGATTACCCATAACAGATTCTGGATTTTTTAAAGCAGCTATATTGATTGAGTAATTGCCGTCCATCAATCCATTAATTCTGAAAGGTGTTCCCGCACCGTCTGAAGCTTCAGTTGTATCTTTTTGAACTTCTTTTTGAAAATAAGGTGATGATCTATTTGTTTTTAAAACTGTTACCCTATACGAAGTTTCAATTCCATCTCCAACTGAATTTATATCACCAGTTATGCTGTAAGTTAAATTGTTGTTTTGGAATATTTCAAAATTAAACACTGGTGCAGTCGGTCTATTTATTTCGTGTTTAGGTATACCTATATTATATGTGTTTTCTTCTAGATCAAAATCTTCATCTTCTATCATGTTGAATTTCCTTCTCTCGTACTGAAGGGCGTCTATGTTAAATAGGTTATCTTCTTCTGCGCTTATTTTTACTATTTTAAATTCTCCAGTTACTTGATTATTTAATTCTACATTAAAGTACGAACCTACTTGAACTCCAGTAATGTCTTTAAAATTAGAATCGCCACTGTTTAAAAAAACTTTTATTCCATTGTTTTCTTTTAATACCCCAGTCAAATAAAACTTAGAAATTTGTTCTGCATCTGAGTTTTCTATTTCTGATATTGGCAGTCTACCAGTGTACTTATCTTGATCAATTCCAAATACTTGCACTCTATCATAATTAACTACATCGTAAAGAGTATGCAATTCTGTTTGTTTTTTGTTGTTGTAGGCGTATAAACCCCCGTTTTGTTCCCCTGTTAATATAGAGCCAGTATTAATTTGGTCTTCTATAATAAAATATGGAGGTGTGCTATTAGGTTTACCTGTTTCTATTTCTAAAATTCTTCCGTAATTAATTTCAAAGTTTTTCACTTCGTCATCAATTCTAATGATATCTCCTGGTTCTAGAAATAAAGCCTCTCTACCAGCTTTAAAATTAACTAATTCTGTCTCTAGTTTATTAGATAACATTATGTATTTACCTAAACGTCTAGCTTGTGATTTAGATGTGCATCCAATACCATTAGCTTTATTTGTGACTATACCGTACTGCCTTATTCTTTCTTCGTCTTCTATGTATTCGTACTTAGTAACAAATTGATCTTTAGCATCTGAGTATGGGACTTCGACTCTTGTAAATCTAGCAGATGAAGTTATATCTCCATAATTAAAAACTCCATCGAAAACATTTCCATTATTAAAAATTGCAGCTAACTCTTTAGGCTTATCAGCGTTAAAGGTTAAAGATGCTCCATCCCAAAAAGATATAGCTCTAAATATAGACGCTATGTTTCCTAAAATCTCAAAAGCGTTTGCGCTAGCAGTTAGCCTTATATTTGCGGAAAACCTAGGCTCTAAACCTAAACTTGAATCCAGTACACCATCATACAAACCATCACTATCGACTGCATCACAAAATCTACCTATTTCATAAAGCTTGAATATATTAACATCTTCTCTGTCATCTAAGTTATTACCCACTCCATAAACTGGATTTATCATTAGATCGTATAAGATCCAAGCGGGGTTATCTGTCCAACCTAATTTAAAGGTGCCGTCCCAATCTCCATTGTAAAGAACTTCTTTATTTTTGCCAAATTCAAAACTAGAATCAGTTTCTACAGTTCCTAAACCATAAGTATTACTAGCAATAATTAACCCAGCATGAGCCCCACCAATTTTATCTTTTAGCGCTGTGCCCAATCTAATTGTTTGTATTACTGTTCCATCATACCAATTTATTAATTGATTGTTTCTATAAATTTTTAAATCAACAATTTTTGAGTTAGCTGTTATTCTAGAATTGAAGCCGTTTGTATATGCCCCAATTTGAAAATTGTTTTGATTTCCAGGATCCATGTCATAACTTGTTGTCCAGCCAGTGTCTGTGTTTGAACCTATTATTTCTCCCGTTTCAAAATTCCTAACAACAATTAACATATTGTTACCGCCTGTTCTTTTAACTCTTATATCATATATTATTGAGTTTAAGTTTGATTCACCTATTTTTACTTTTACATCACCCCCAGTTGGGCTAAAGATAATAATCATAGCATCAGTTGTATTTTCACCCCTTTGTATTAACGCTAATCTATTTGCATTGGTTGTACTTGAAGGGTCAAATGTATCATAAACATATTGGCTTCCATCGTCATCGCCACTACCAAAAAAAATTGTTCCAAATTTTACCTTAACTCTAACTTCGAAATTGTCATCACCCAAATATATCCTTTTTGAAGCGCGTGCTACATCGCCTAATGTCCATTTATATATATCTCTTTTACCGTAAAGATTAGAATTATCAACAAACCTTTTATCACTTCCATCTGTATTTAATGGCTGATAGTTTGACGGTATTAAAACTTTCTTAAGTCTCACATCAAATTCCCTAGATGGTTGGCTACTAAAAGTTCTTGCATCAAATGTTGATCCAGCGATTGCACTAAATGGATAAATGAAATTCTGTTTAGTGGTTTCCGTAAAATAGCTTATAGATACATCCCTTCTTATTAGAGTAGAATCTGTTTCGTGACTTAATTTATTTATTTCTACATATCTATTTACATCTCTCCAAGAATTGCCAGGAAATAAATATTCTCCAGTTGCAAGATTAAATTCTGTAACCAAATCATCAGTTAATCCTGGTACACTTACTTGATCTATCTTTAAATTTTTTAATTCCGTATTCTTGGGCAAATCTTCTAATTCATCTATTGTCGACATATAAGAAGACTGTATTAAAGAAGTGTATTGTTTATTCAGTCTTTCTCTGAATTGGCTCAATGCTATATTTTTAATATCATTTCCACCAGAAAGAAGCGCTCCTACAGAACTACCTATTGTGTCATTTCCAATTTCACCAGACTCACTAATATCTCCTTCAAATCCATATTGTATATGTAGATCTAAAGTCGCAGGTCTTTGAATGCCTGCATCGTCTCCAGCATCAAGAGTGTCAAATAAAGAATCTATTGATATTGATGGATAACACTGATCAACTTCCATTCTTCTTATAATATGCCTGTAACCATAACTGTCATGCTGTAATGGTTGGCTAGCCATCCAAGCTGAAAAGTCTCCAGCATTTCTGTTATCTGCATATCCCCCCTCTGATCCAGTCGCCCCTGGATCTGTTGCGTTATCATCATTTATTCCAGTAGCCTTACCACCATACTTTAATGGCCCTAGTAAAATCTGTCTAGCTTGAAAATCTTGACTACCTTGTTGATATCCATCTGTAACTGGTTGTTGCTCTTCTCCATTTCTAAAATCAAAACTAACATTTGAGTAATTGTATTTTGAATTTAAATCACTTACAAAACCAATCTTTAACTCGGCACCATCTGTTAATCCCTTAACTGGCGATATTTGATTTGTACTAGCTGATTCTAAGGATATGCCATCATTATCAAAAACGAAAACGTCATGTTCCCCTGTTGTGCCACTTGCTATTGCACTACCTCCACCATTCGTAGGTAAAATTAAATCATCATCATCCTTTTTAACAAAAAATATACCTGTATTAAAACTTAATTTATTTTCTGTTGTGTCAGAAGCGCCACTCACTGGGTGTATAGTATCTACATCTCCAATATGAAAAAAGAATGCACCGCCACCTACAAAATCCGTAACCTTAGTTAAATTATTAATTTGTCCAGTTTTTCTTAATTCACGAGTTTGACTCTGATTAAAAACTGGGGCTATAAAATTAAAATCCTCTGGTACATTTATTGTGTCTCTGTCATTTATTTGTATTTGACGTTTTATTGGTGTGCCAGGTATAGAGTTTCCACTTCCTTGAAACAATAAATTTTGAAAATCAAAAACTGTCGTTAAATAAGGATTAACGACATCATCTCCCCGATTAGTTGATATTCTTCCAGAAATTGCATTGTGATCAACTGGGAGACCTGCATACTGAGAGTCGTTAAATATGCCATTGATGTCATATTCTGCTATACCAAATCTAGCTAAACCAGAATTTTGAGATATGTAATCAACCAATTGTGGTTTGTATGCATCTATATCTTCTTTTTTTTTGGTTGCTAGATAAGCATTAGGAGCGGTTGAACTTGCTATTGCACTAGTAAGTCTAGACTTAATATTATCCAATATTCTGCTAATAGACCCAGTAGTCAACCTATCGACATCTTTAATCTTAGAGAATGGTAGTTTTTGACTATTTGCATTTAAATTTTCTGGGGCTTTAACTGGAGTCTTGTTTAAATAAAGGGACTCAAACTCGCTTAAGCCTTTAGCGTATTTGCCATTTGGAGTCACTAAACCCTCAATTGGCCCCTCTCCAAGTAAATCTAGAACAGATAGTGCGGAAGAGGATTGTAAAGCATTTGTTTGTTCTGGTGGCTTAAGCTCCGCTTGACCAATAATATTTGGTTGCGCCCTTAATTTTTTTTCTAGATATTCCTTGAAGTCCTTCATGCCTAAAATATATTACACTACAAATACGATAGCTTCATCTATTGATTCGTCTTGTTGCTTTAAAATAACTTTAAAATTAAATTTTTTTAAATTTATTAATTTTTTATTAATAATTGCGCCCATCTCTTTTACTGTTTGAAATGCTTCTTTTTCAGTCTCTAGATTTTCATTTAACAAATCTATCTGGATCCATAAGTTTGGATACTTTATCCTTTCGTTTTTAAATCTAGTTTCGTTAAATATAGAAAATCCGATGAACATTTTATCCTGCATTTTTATTTCAATTTTTTTTGCAGAAATAGAATAACCAGACGGATTACTTTCATTATTTATTTTTGATATAAATACTTTTTCCTTTTGAGGGGGTAAAATTTTTATTTCTTGATGCAACATTATTCTATTGATTTAACAAAAACGTTATGAGTTCCATATATATATAAATTTTTGAACGATACCGTGGTCACTATAAAACCTCCTGCTGTAGTCGTGCCTTTTAATACTCTTTTTTCTTTTCTTATTCCATTGGGTAACACAACAGTGATTAAATATTTTTCTTCAGTTCCTAAAGTGTCACCATTGATAGTAAAATTCAAATCAAAATTTCCTACATTATTTTGCGTTTTTGTATGGGAAAAACTAATAGGCTCTGTTATTTGTTTTATTTCATTTTCTAAAACACCAATGTTATAAGGGGTCTCTTGAGATAAATTAAAATCCTCATCACCACGTTCGATAAAATTAAATTTTCCGCTATTGTATTGTGTAGCTTCTATAGAATATAAATTATCTTGTTCTGGCGTTATCTTTAATACTCTATAAGTTTCTTGGGATCTGCTCTTTAAGTTTATATTGATATAAGAATCAGTTTTCAACAAACTCATTGTTTGGCCAGATGTGTTTGTTAGATTTAATTTGATTGCATTGTTGCCACTTGATTCTGTAGAAGCTATTTGTATTTTACTTATTTGTGGTGCATCAAAAGCATTTAATCTTTGGTTGTTTACTAGCCCGCCTTTTGCAATTTCATTATATAAATCTGCCTGTCCAGTTTGACCACTAGGTGCGTAAACAAAAGAGTTATTGTCTATGCTGTTTATGTTTATTGTATTTTCTATTGCAATCGTAGAGTCGTTTTCATTAACCTCAAGAATTTTTGCATAATCAATTTCAAAGTTTTTCAATTCATCGTTTATACTAATAACTTCGCCCACGTTTAACATTAAGCTCTCAGATCCAGCTTTAAAGCCTACTATTTCCCTTTCTAGCTTGTTTGAATATAGAATATACCTACCAAGCCTTCTAGCCTGTCCTCTGCTCGTGGTGCCCCTACCATTAACTTTTCTTACTATCTTCCCATCTCTTCTGATTCCATCTTCATCTTCTAAAGATTCTACTTTTATTCTAAAATCATCCTCTCTATCTTGGAACTGAACCTCTACTACATTAAAGTTTGAGGACTTAGATACATCTTGATAATCAAACCTTCCGTCAAAAACATTTCCATTGTTGAAAAAAGCGGACACATCAACTGGCCTATCTGAATAAAAGTCTATTGATCCATTTGACCAGAAAGGTTTTCCGTTAAATACTGTAGCTATTTGATTTATAATTTCAAATGCGTTATCTGCACTATCAATCAAAATATTACAAGAAAACCTTGGCTCTAAACCACCAAGACCATCACTTATGCCAACAAAATTTCCATCGTCATTTACTGCGTCACAATAACGTCCTATTTTATATAGATTAAATATATTTATATCTTCTAAGTCGTCTAATCTACTGCCTAAACCATATCTGTTATTAATCAAAAGGTCATATAAAATCCAAGCAGGGTTATCCGTCCAAGCTGATTTTAAAGCTCCATCCCAATCCCCATCATAAATAACCCTTGTTCCTAAATCGTTAGCGTTTTTAATAAATCTTTTGTCGACACCTTCGTTATCTAGTGGCGTGTAATTAGAAGGCACTAAGACTTTTTTTAATCTAACGTTATATGTTCTATTTGGGATGTCATTAAAAGTTCTTGCGTCTAAACCAACCTTAGCTAAAGCTGAATTTGGGTAACTAAAACTTGTGTTTAAAATTTCACTTATAGCATACATCTCTATTTCTCTATTTACTTTAGTAGAATCAGTTTCGTAATCTAATTTTCTAACTGTAACGTATCTTTTATGTTTTTCTGATAAGCTTTTTAAACTTTCATTTGGGAATATTAAATTATCTGCATCGTCTTTTGCGTTTATTAAATCACTATATTTAGGCAAATCAAAATCATCTGAATTGAACGGATAAGGTTCGAAAGCAATACCTTGTATGTTAATTCTTTTTCTAATTGGTTGGTAAATATGGGACCCAGTTACATTCTCAAAACCCATTTCAACCTCTATTGCTGCCGAAGCTCTGTCAGTTTCATTTTTTGGGTTTTTTGCATCATTATACCGTATGTTTTTTGAAAACAACGAATGAACTGTTAAAGATACTGAAATTTTATCAATTTCTCTTTTTGTTACAATGTGCGTAGTCGAAGTATCATCTCTACTTAAACTGGCTGGTGATCTCCAATCAGCAAAATCTATAATTTCTCCAGGAGCTCCAAAGTTATCAAAAGAAGAATCAAAATCGCTCGCATTGGAGTCGCTAGATATACCACTAATATTTATGTCGTGACTTGAGAAAGATGGATTATAAACTTCTCCAGTAATTGGAGCTGACCCCAAGGTTTCATTCCCTGCTAAATCGGCATACAGCTCATTACCTGTATTTGTAACGTCTAAAGTTCCCCCTTGACCACTTTTATACATACCCAATAAATCAACTCCAGTAGGCGCTTCAGCTTCTATACTGTAAGGTCCAAGCAAAAGATTTGAATAAACAAAAAATGCTCTACTCCCACTTACTATAGGTTTTTGATTCTCTTCTCCCAAAGTTGTTTGTACTTTTATGTTTGTAAAATTAAAAGTTTCTAATTGCTTTTCTTCTAATTTTATTTGTAAATTTCTGCCAGTTATTTCTCCACTGGGCTGATTAACATTTGGATTTGCCAAATGACTGTATTTAATTCTCCCATCAGAATTTGCAGAAAAAACATCATACCCATACTTTATGCCGCTATTCAGTTTCGCTTCCGCAACACCATCGTCATCATCGCTAAAAATCATGACCCTTTTCATGTTCCCGTCACTGACTCCAGACATAGCGTGATTGTTTTCCCCCAAGTATACTGGCCACATAAACGCTCCTCTAAATTTAACGAAAGGTTTTTCAACTAGCTCAACGTTGTGAGGATAAGCAACACTATTACCAGTAATTGTCCATACTTGTCTACGACGGCG